AACTTCGCCGACATGGTGTCGGTGATGATCGACATCGAATCATCAATGAATGACGTATTCTTCGACGCCTTCTCAGCCTCCTCCAACTGCTCGACATACAAACCAACACTGTTCGACATACGCGACAACAACTCCACGTCACGCACATTCTTAAACCCAAGATCCTTAATAGCCTGAGCCTTCTGCACCTTGTCGCTGATGCCCGCAAGGTTCTGCAAGATGCCCTGGAAGACCCGGTTCGGGTCATCACGCCACAGCTTCTGGAACTCGGCATCCGTCACACCCACAGCGCGGGCGTACGTGTGCATAGCGTCGCCGCCCTCAGCAGCAGCCGCGTTAATCGAGTTGAAGATACGCTGCAACGAACCACGCGCCCACTCCTTCGGGATAGCCAGCGACGACAACGTAGACGACAGGGCGAGAATCTGGTTCTGAGTAAAGCCAGCACTCTTACCCTGAGCGGCAATCGACACCATCATGTTGGCAATCTCAGGCTCCGTCGCAACCGACTTCGCACCCAAGTCAGCAACCTGGTTCGCAAGAATCTTATACCCATCCCCCGCGCCCTTAGAGGACTCCTGCAAGCCACCCATCATCTGGCCGAAACGACCAAACGCCGTCGTCGCAGCCTCAACATCCATCTCCGTCACCGTCGAGAACTCAGCGACAGCAGTCGTGAAGTCCTTCAGGTCCTTCGTCGGAATGTTCATCTGTGCACCCAGCGTGGCGATCTTCGCCAGATCAGCAAACGGCGTCACAACCTTCTGCGTCGAAAGATCCGTATACGCCTTACGAAGTTCGTTCAAATCATTAGTCGTACCCTGTGCGGTGCGCTTCACGTCAGCGAACGCGCGCTCCTGAGCAATACCAGCCTGCACAGCAGCCGACACCAGCGTGCCAAGGCCAGCCGTAATAGCCCCGTAATACACCGCCGTGTCGCGAGCAGCATAACGAACGTTCTCAATCGCCTGCTCGTTCGCACGGAGCTGAGCCTTCGCCGCAGACGCATTGATACGCATTGCCTGGCGCTCGCCAGAACCCTGCTCCTTGATCACCGCGCGCTGCGTACGGCCAGCCTCAGCCTCACGAGCAGCAGCAATACGCGCAGACGCAGCGACAGCCGCAGCCTCACGCTTCGCCTCAGCGCTTGCCGTCACACCAGCAAGCTTTAGCTCGGCCTGCTGCAACTGCGAGGCAGCCTGAATCTCGGCAAGACGAGCAGCCTCATTGCCCTTCGCTTTCACTAGGTTCCGCTCGTCCCGGCCCTTCTGACGCTGCAACGGGATAACGTTGTCCTCACGCTTCACGCTCGCCTGCGCACGAAGCTTCTCAGCCTGAGCCTCAGTCTTACGAGCCTGCGACTGGTTCAGCGCTGCCTGCGCACGCTTCGCCTTATCCTCAGCAGTAGCCATAGCATTAGTCGCTGATGCGACATCACGCATCGCAGCAGCAGTATCCTTCAGCTTTTGAATGTGATCATTCGTCAGCTTATTGCTGGCCTGCATTTCGCGCACAAAACGACGGTACGCCGATACAGCCTTATCGACACCACCAGCCAAGTCAACCTTCGACATGCCATCACTGGCACGCGACACAGACGACAGGCCATCAGCAACAGACTTCAACGCTGTCGCCGTCTCACGCATGTTCTTAACCTTGCCGCTGTTAAGCTGCAATGAATCAAGGACAGAACCACCACGACCAGACGGGGCCTTCAATGCAGCAACAGCAGACTGCAAAGAGCCGATCTGCTTTTCCAGAGCACTAATATCTCGCGCAGCCTTTTCAGCCCCCTCAGAATTGACATCAATGTCAATCTTGATCGACTCGTCACTCATGTCTTAATCCTCTACATAGAAATGTCCCCGGTACCACTTCAATGATACCAGGGACAATACTCACTTAACGAACTCCAATACCTCCAAAGGAGAAGGCATTGGTTCCTTTGTGCCATCAGAATACTCGACAGTATCCATCACTGTGTAGGTGCTTTCACCAGGTCTTGAATCCCGCTGCTTCTCCCGATAGGTCTCAAGCTCAGCACATGAATAGCACGTCGAATGCTCAACATGGAACTCAATGGATGAATGCTCACTGCGCCCATACCACAAAGGTGTTCCGCATTTGTTACACAGGCTGTCGAGGTAATACTGATAGCCTGCACACAATGCCAGATCAAGCGGCGTGTATTCGGTTTGGGGGATCGACTCATAATCCTTGTCGTCGCCAAACCATACAGGCAGGGTGCGAGCAAACATGCCATAAGCCCCAATGAACAATGTAGGAGGTTTGCCTTCAGCCCTCGCGGTCTTCAGAAGCAAGAGCATCCACTGATTCTCCTGCTTCGACAGCTCCGTCCCCACGAAACGTAGGATCGGAGATCGCCTCCGACACAACGACACCCAACGTCTGAGCGTCATTCCACGTAGTGCAAATCTGCTGCCACAGGAATTCAGGCAACGCGCCGCGAAGCTCGGCAGCATCATCGTCTGACAGTCCCTTCTGAGACTCACCCGTCTCATTGTAGATGACTTCGACACAAGCGTGAGCAATGATGTACTCCATCAGTCGATCCTCGCGTTCGACATCAATGACCGCCTTCTCGTCAGCAGACTTGTTCTTCGTCGAAAACACGGGGTCAGTCCACACGCGGCGCTTGAGGACCTGAAGCTCCTTATTCGACAGGGCACGAAGACGAAGAGTGATCGTCTGCTTGCGCAGCTCCTCAAGCTCCTCCTGGAATACCACACCAGGACCCACATCCGTGATCGAACGGGGCGCAGTGTTCTGTGCGACAAGGGCAGCCTTCGCGGCCTCAGTCAGCTCCAAGAAACGCTCAGCATCCTCGGTGTTCAAGGGTACGTCGATGGCCTTCACAGTGGGCTTGATCGACGAGATGATCTTAGACAGTTCGAAAGGCATGATGTCTACTCCAATCAGATATGAGAATACCCCCGCACCTCGGAGGTACGAGGGTATTCTATCAGGCCGCGATGGCCTTATTCAGTTCCATGTAGCCCTGAGGCAGGAACGGCACAGTGAACTGGATGGGCTTATCGCCGTCACCCAGCTCATCCTTCGGGTTGTCTGCAACAACCTTGAACACGCTGATCTCCATGCCAGCCTCGACAGGAGTACCCTGTCGGAAGCCGATACGCTGAACAAGGTAGCCCTCGTTCAGGCCATCAAGGACGCCCCGCTTGAAAAGCTGAAACGCCTTGTCGTAGACGCTCGTGTTGCCAGCTGCCTTCTGGCCGGGTGCAATCGCCTCACGGAAGAAGGTCAGCGACGCTTCGTAGTTCGACACCGTGGGGGTCTTGGCGTTTCCGGAGTCACAAATGGAACGCGAGTCATCCGTGTCGCTGTCGGTCGCACCCAGCGTCATGCCAGCCACAATGGCACATGAAATGTCCACGGCCTTAGCCGAGGCACCCGTGTAAGTGGCAACCTTAAAAAGGTCACCCACGTTGGTAACACTGTCAGCCGAAATCCACCAAATAGAGGTATTCGGAGAAAGCATCTTGGGCATAATCAGTCCTCCTGATCCGTCGTATTGTCAATATCAATGATATCATCCTCACCACAGCACTTAGGCGGTGTCACGGGCGTATCATCATCAACAGGCTCATACATATCGGGCAACACCGACAGCATGTCCTTAGACTTTTCGCACACAATACCCGTGTGGATATTCCGTACTCGCATATCAATCCCCCCTATCCAGGTTCACGTAGAAACTCATATGCCGCTGATAAACAGTAGGCCGCAATGTCGAATCATGATCCGCCGTCGAACCGACAGAAGCCGCAATGTTCACCTCATTCGACCCGTCAATCAACACAGCACCAATGAGCTTTTCCTTCACAACCGACACCAGCCGGTCGAGCATTTCCTTATTCTCAGCATAAACATCCACATAAAAAGGATGGTCATACACATCCTGAGTGTGCCCTGCCATCGACAGGTACGAGTTCAAGTAGCGGTTAATTTCCGCCCCGCCGTGGTACACAATGTACAAAGGCTTCTTCACATCACGAGCAAAAGAATCAAAGACCTCAATATCCCGGATGCCTCGCAATAGATCAAGACAGGCCTTGTCGAACTCAAGTGTACGATCCCTCACTTCAACCTCCCATAAAACTCTTCACGGAACACCTTCGTCACACGAGGCAGGTACTTCGCCGGAGTAATACCGTTACCCGCAGACTTCTTCGCCTTGGCACGCAAACCAGATCGCAAGTACCCTGTCGTCCTATTACCCTGAGTACCATTCTCCTGCCATGAGTAGTAGGGTTTCTCACGCGCCCACTTATGCCAACCGATCTCCACGACCTTGCCACCCTTAGACGCATCGACACTGAACGTATCACGCATATAGCCTGTATCGACACGCCGAGGATCCGTATCGATCAACTCTCGGCCATACTCAGTGGAAGCGGCAGCAGCAGCCTGAGCAGCCTCATTCACACGCTTCCACGCAGCATCGATGATCTTCTTCTTCGCACGAGCGGCGACACCATACCGGTCAGACTCGACAGTGATCTTAATGCCAGCGACACGCCCATCAAAGCGGACAACCTTCTTAGTTCTGGCCATTAGTATCCCCCGTCTCAAAGTCACACAATAGCGTCGGCTGCCATGGCAACGAGTCGAACACAGCGTTACGGACAACTAGCTTCAAGCCATTCTGTCGGGGGTCAGCAGGAGACTCATTAATCACCACACGCATACCCTCTGCAAACGACACACGCATCGTAGGATCGCCCCACAGATGCTTGTTCACAATCCCATTCTTGTCGATATGAAGAAGCTGAATACGATACGCGTGCACGCCCGTCACTTCACCAGCCCACTCGCGATTACGAGCACGCCAGTCAACGTTAGGCGTTACGTTCGCCCACCCAACCCAGATAGGCAGATTCTCCTGGTTATGTAGTCCGTGCTCAGGGTCCCACTCGTGCTCGACAGAATCTGGAGTCGGATACACACTGATCTTGCTATTCGACAACAATTCCAAAGGATAATGCGCAAGAGTCACAAACAATGGATGGATATTAGGGTTGATCGACAGCGCCATTAGAAGTTCACCACCCAATCAACAGGATCATACGACGGCATGATGACATCAAACGACAGGTTGTTCTCGTCGTCTTCCCTTGCCTGCTCCCGCAAAGTCTTCGCGCGCTTCACAATGGCGTCGAGCAGCTTAGCACCATCCGTCTGCTTATCATCAGTCTTCAAGACGAGAAGCTGCAATGCCTTATCCATGCCGATAGCGTCGCACGCATCAGCAGCGGCCCGCTTCACATTTCCATTGTTAACAGCAAGGAAAGCAAGAATCTCATCATCCGTAAACAAATAGCGAGGCTCATTGCGAAGGTCCCGCAAGTCCTCCAACTTACGCAAGTCAGGAATAAGAACCCTTACCTGGCCAATAGGAGAAGTGTAGTCAATCATGATCTAAGTATAACTGAACCCCCTACAGCAAAAGCCATAGGGGGTTCAATCAATCCGTCAGGAGTTCAGGCCTGTAGACCCAATAACACCATCATAACGGACAAGGCCCGCGCCAGCAATCTGACGAATACGAATCTCGATGTCGTCGTTGTCGAACGAACCCTCGTACGGGTTAACGTCCCCGCCGCCGAGCATCTGGCCGGTCTTGTTATGGATGCGAAGCTCAGGAGCCTCACGACCCATCATTCCGGTCTTGGCCAAGACGGTCTTGCCATTGGCACGACCACCCTTCGGAAGGAGGACCCATGCCTTCTCGCCACCGACAACCGAGATGAGGTCGGAGGAAAGCACCTCCAGACCCTTCAGCGGGTTCGCCTTGATCTCCGTACGCTTGCCAACCTGCGTACGAATCTCATTGATGAGGGTGTAGTTCTTGGCGACCTCAGCCAGAGCCGGGTTGGTCACCAGCACAAACCCTTCAGGCACATACGTAGAATGCCCGTCACGGATGGTCGCAAGAGCCTGGTAGCGTGCAGCCACAATGGCATCGAACGACAGAGCCGCGTTCTTCACGCCACCGACACCACCAGCACCCGTGCCACCAGTGAACTCATCCGGAACGGTCGTGAAGTCAGCCTTCGTCTTGTTGGCGTCATTAAACACGTCCGCACGAAGAGACTTCGTGACCGGATCGAAAATCTGAAGCAGAACCAGCAGGTCCTCAGTACGCGCAGCAAGCGTCGCAGCATCCTTCGGGAAACGTGCAATCACGTTCCACTCATCGTTGATAAACGACTCGAAGGAGAACTGGATGCGAGCACCGTGCTTGCTGGTGGTGATAAACGCACCCTCTGCCTGGTACGACATGGTGGGGTAGGGGGTGAGTTCAGGGACATGAGGAAGCGTGCCGACAGGGTGCTTGTAGCCCCCGTTGTCGATGGGAGCAGTCGTGGTGTCAGGCTTCAGCGACAGGAGCGAAGCAGGGCGGAAGTCCGTCAGCAGCTCCTTGGTAGCAATATTGCCCCACATCGTGTTGTAGGAGTCAAAATACTCCTGGAAGCGCACGTTCGCGGCTGTCACGAACATGGGCGCGAGTTGGTCAGAGGTGATGGCTTCCTTCAGGCGAGCCTGCGCAAGACGGTCGCCTGCAAGGGCCTCAGCCAACTGAGTATTGAAGTCTTCCTGGTTCTTGAAACGCACTTTAATTGCCTCCTATCAGGCGGTCTTTGCAGGCGCAAGGACAACCTGCATCTTCTGATCGACAGAAGCGGACGACACAGGCTCCTTCAGCCAGCCGATAATGACATCCGCACCCGTCTTGACGGTCGTCACAACAGGCTTGGTGCCAGCACCCGTCGCAGCCTTCACGTACACAGGGTCACCAGCCTTGGCATCAGCAGTGACCTTGCCAGTCAGCTCGAACACACCGCCAGCGACACGCACAGAGGCGTAGCCGGGGCCATTCAGCCCATAGGTAGGAGCCGTCAAGACCTCACCGAGGGTCTTCTCAGGCTCAGCAGTCGTGGGGCGAACCTTCGACTGAAGAATGCCAGCAATGCCGTTCGCCTTGTTAATGACAACGGCATCACCCGGCTCAAGATGAGCCTGCGCTGCATCGACAGGCAGAGAAAGAGTATCCGAGTACTCGAAAATCTGATTGTCATTGACAACAGGAACCTTAATAGGCATAACCGCCACAGTGATCACCAACCGATCTTCTTGAAAGTGTTAACAGGCTTGTCGTCAACCGGGGTAGCAGTAGCCGCCACAGCCTCCTTCAGATAAGCACGCTCAGACTCCAAAGCGGAATCAACATCCGCACCAGCCTTCACGGCCTCACGAACACGCACGATGGCAGCCTCCGGCAAACCAGACTCAGCAATCCTGCGGCCAGCCTCAAGAACCGAATCAACATCGACAGATGCCTCTTCGGTAGGCTCTTCTGCCTTGGCCTCCTGAATAGTAGCCACAGCAGCTTCGAGCTTAGAGCTGAGAGCTTCAATAAGAGAAGCCTTCAGCTCGTCGAACTTGGACTCGATCTCCTTGTCCATGCCCGCCTCCTTAACGTAATTGTCGTTTCGATTAGATTCTAGCAGATCGATAATAGCTCCACCTGCACCCGGAGTAGTCACAAAGTCAACTGAACGCACTCCAGCAATAGGTGGAACAATACCATTCTCACTAATAGGGTCAGCACACCAAGCATTAATAGAAACACCAATATGCTCCCACTTATCCTTGATTAGCTCATTCACACCCGAAAAGACTTTGCACACCGTATAGAGTGCACCATCTTCTCCGACAGTGGCATCCTCCAAGAAGACACCAGCATAATCACGAATAGAACGCTCCGGGCGCTCCCACTCCTCGGTTTCTGTCGGATGGTCAATGAACATCTCAGTGCCAGCCTTGAACAAAGGCGCAGACTCAGCCAAGTTCTCAGCAGTATAAATACCACTCGAACCCTGACCTGGCACGATAATGCGAATCCGATACTTCCCATCACCCAGAGAACTAGCCTCCGGTGAGAAAGACTCATGCAGCTTATGCATCGGTCCCCCTACTCCTATTGTCGTTTGTTCCGTCCGACAGGGGGCCAACACCTGTCGCACGCCCGTCCTTGGTCTCGTCGTCACTCTTTGTCGATGTCGAGTCTTCCTTGCCCTCAGGCAGCTCAGGCAAATCCTCCAACGGCAAGGACCCAGCAATCTTCAGCAGTTGCAACACGCCGGAGCGCATCTCGACCTGATGTAGCGCGCCATTCTGGTACGCAAGAGTCAGAGACTGAATTCTGCGATGCGTCTGGTCATTATTGATCGAACCGTACTCGACATTAATCTTAATGCCGAGAGCCTGCGCGACCTCATTGAGCATGTCGATATGAAGCTGACGACGAAGCTCCAACGCCTTGAAGGTCGGGTCTTCCAGAGCAGTCTCAGCGCCCTGTCGTCCACCAGCAGATCCATCCGTCAGCAACACCGACAAGGGGATATCGAGAGCAGCCGACACCATAGCCGCAAGAGGCGTGCCAGCAGAGAAATCGACACCAGCACCGGCCTTCGTAATCGCCTGAATGTCCTGGCCAGCCCCAATCGAGGCAGTGCCACCGACACCCATGCCAGCCATGCGCGCCGTCACAGCCTGCTGCTGCTTAGCGTTCACAGACTTCGCTTTGAAAGCCAGACGCGACAAGGACTTCTGCATCATGCGCGCAATTTCCAGATGCTCCTTGTAAGCCTGAGCATAATTCAACGCACCCATAAGGTCCGGCTTGCCGTAATGCTCAGCACTTAGCCGGTTTACCGTCGTATACACAGCAGTCAGACGACGATTCACCTTGTAGTTCGCGGCATTAATCGTCACGCCCGTGTGATCCCACAGCATGTACCACTGAGGGTCCCCCGTAGTCGCAGGATTAATAAGCAGTGCAACGACATCCCCGGTCACATCATCAGTGGCAACACCACCAAGACGCATCAAAGGAATAGGCATGACCGTCTTCGTCGTCTTATCAACAAGGTAGATAACACAGCCGTCCGTGTTGAACGCCTGCTCATCACGGACACGGGCCTGCACACTGAAGCACGCCTTAGCGTTCTCGTCGATCACCTTACGTGCGGGCCTCGTCGCGCCCTTATACACAACCGGGTCGGACCACATGTAGGCGTTGCGGACGACAAGACCGCGCTTCACAATCGGATTCAGCGTGGCCAAGCGACGTGCGCGTGCGGAATGATCCCGGATAACATCAAGAGTAATAAGCGAGTCAGCACCCTCGACAGCAGACAACGACACCCAGCCGATGTCCTCCTGTCGAAGGCGGGCAAGGGACTCAGAATAAGCCCCCAAAGCCTCGATAAGTTTCTGCTCGTACTTCATAAACTAAGCCTATCACGCAATAAAGTAAGCCAATTCATCCTCAAACATGAAGTCTGTAAAGTCCTCAGCATCCAACAAATCATCCGGTGAAAAGTATTGTCCCTCGGAGTCACCTGCCATAATTGCGCCAATGTTTTGGTATGCATAAATAACAGCATCAAGAACGTCAGGGGACTTAATGCCACGCTTACGCATATTCTCTTTCGACTCAATGAGCAGTGCGGACCCTCGGTACTCATATTTGATCGATGCAATCTCGTTATGCAGCTCGTCGTCGTCAGGAAGATGCACCCTTCCATCAGCGACAGCCTTGGCAAACTGGTCGTACATGGCTGCACGGTAGTTGTACCACTTCGTGCTATCACCTGACTTCGCGTTACCGTGAATGCCGACGACGGAAATGGTTGGCGGCACGAAGTTGTAGATGCTGTCGAGCACTGATGCACCGACACCAATAGCGTCAATACGGATCTCGACAGCCCCCATCTCCACGGCCAGTTCGCCGACCTTGCGTGCAAGCTCAGGACCGTTCAAGCCCTGATACCGGCCATGAATCCTGATGTAGCCTCCTTGGTTCGACACGATCACGCTGCTGTCGGAGCCGTATCGGGCTACATCGACACCAATCGTGATCGGCATGCCCTCATCCGGCTCGGAGGTGTCGTAGGCTTCCATGGACTGCATGACGCGCCCCATGTTGAACAGGCCGTCGTCAGACACGTCAGGGAACTCGCCAAGAACACGTGCGACAAAGCGGGGGTCATCCTCGCCCCATTCCTTCTTACGCGCCTCAACCCAGTCAACCTGCACAAGACGAGTCGCGACTTCGACAGGTACGACTTCGCCCGTGAAGTTAGGCGTGTCGTATGCTCCGAACTGGATGATGTTCCACGAGCGTTCCTCTGGCTTCAGGCGCATCTCCCGCTTGTACACCTCAGCCATGTAGCATGAGGGGTCATTGGGATTAGCAATGGCCAGAATGCGCGCGTACTTGTTGGTGGTGATTGCGTCGGCTGCGGTGAAGATTTCCTTGGAAATGCCTCCGGCCTCGTCCATGATGACGAGGACGTACTGGTCGTGGACACCCTGGAAGCCGGACTCGTCCTTATCGTCTGGCTTCATACCGAAAGCAACAGGGTCCTGACGGTCATCCATCTTCCACGTCGCATCAGCGTTCACCTTGCCGCGAATACCAGCAACAGCCTTGACACGGGGTATCTCTTTCCACAGGACGTTGCGTACCTGTTTCCAGTTCGTAGCCGTGGTGACAACTGTCGTGTCATCGACAGGGTGGGTGTCTACCCACCAGTTGACGAGGGTGGCCGACAGCCGGGACTTGCCACAACCGTTAGAAGTGACAACTAACGTCTTTTGATGCTGCACGACAGACTGTGAAACTTCACGCTGCTTAGACCACATGAACAGGCCATGGTCTTCAGCCCACTTGTCAGGGTTGTTGCGCCACACTTCAAGACGCTGAGCATCAGCGAACTTCTTAGCGACAGCACCAAAAGGCAGCATCAGTCACCCTCCATCTCGACAGTCGCCTCAAGCAGGGCAGCGGGCTTATTCACAGCCTGAGAGAACCAGTCAGCCTTATTCGTCTCCAGGGTGCGCTTTGCTTCAGTCGACAGGTGCGGATACACAAGTGCCGTGTACTCTTCGAGCACCTGGTTGGTGAACGACAGCATGACTGCTACCTGCTTCTCCTCGATCACCCTGATCTCATGCGTCACGGTCTGTCGCTTCAGGTTCGCAACCTCTGAGATTTCACGCAAGACCGCAAGAAGACCCTGAAGGTTCGCACCCCAATTGCCCTTATCATCAGCAAGACCAAACATCTCAATCTGCGAGTAGGCCATGTCAACAAGCGCATCAAGACGGTCAAGCTGCTTGATGCGCATGTTGCGAGGTGAGAGTTCCTGTCGGCTGTCATAATACGCCTGCTCGATAACGAACAGCTCGTCCGACGTAAAGCCCGTCGCCTCAATGATCTTGTTACGATCAGCGCCACGCTTCAGCAACGACAGGGCAGCATCTCGCCGCCCTTTTACTCCTGGGTCATCACTCGTCAAAAGCGTCCGAGATTCGCTCATTGAACTCACGAATAACCCCCTCGATAGTCTTCTGGAACTTATGATCCAAGTATGCATACATGCCAGTCATGCCAACAATCAAGCCGACAAACACACCAATAAGAAATGACATTAATCCTCCTTCGGAACAGAAGGCAGGTCCTCTACCTTCACGCCAGCTTTCACAGCCGCGACACGCACAGCATATGCATGTTCTCTCCACACCAATACTTGCCTGCGAAGATGAGACTCAAGATTATCCCGAGCCTCTTTAGTCTCTTGGGCCTTCTTATAGCGTTCGACACAGAGATCAGCGATAGTTTTGAGGAGAAGGGTTGCGCCAAAAGACACTACTCCAACGATTGCAGTGTTCAATGGTGCTCCTAGTGGTTGATGGCCGCCAAGTACTCCTTGCGAGTCCTTAGATATTTCTCTTCGGCCTTTTCCAGTTCTGTCTTTGGCAAGACGCCAGGGCGATACGAGTAAGGCCATACCCGCAAAGCCCTACCCAGGAAAAACAAGCCGATAATTACCGATAAGATAATAACATGTGTGGGCCACCTGACATGGGCCGTTGGAAGCAGCAACTCGTCAATCGAGATCAGCAGCATACCGACAACAGCTAGCAGTGCCGCGGGGCCTTCTAGCCACCAACTCCCCCTCCACGCGGAAGGTGCGCCAAGGATCCCCGACACCAACATGATGAGGCCCGCTACAATAACGACCACTGGCAGGCTCCCTACGCGCAAAAGAAACATGACGCCAGTAACAGAGATAAGGCAGTAGATCACCACCATGGCGCCTGTTACTGAACGGGGTTCTTCCATCGTGCTCAATATGTCCTTCATAGTAATAGTATAAATGACCTACCCACTAAGTAACGTGGGGAGGCCATTTACAATCACGGATGAACGACACTTGGTACTGATGCCATCAGGCCTGTAGCGCCCCTAGCGAGTGCTGTATCAGCCTGCTGCTGAGTCGTAATGATGTGCGCAATCAAAGGCTTGCCTGTCGCCTTGAGAGTGTCCCACACACCCTGCTCAGCATTCCACTCCATACCGAGCACATCGAAGTTCGACAGGTCCGCGCCTGCAACCTCGTTCGGGTACATCATGCACATGGACTTGTACCCCTTCGCCTTCCCGCGCGCAGCGACACCACCCTGGATGAACTGCTTGATCAGCACCCGATCTTTAGCATGTGGAATGGTGTCGAGATAGTCGAACAACGCATTCTCAGAGTCCATGTCCCCCTGCGAACCAGTCGGCTTACTAGATGTCACCTTATGGTCGATAGCCAACACAATGTCGTCCCCAACCTGATCGACAACATCCTTTAGCTGCATGAAACCTCCGGATGCCTGTTGTAGGGTCTTGAGCGTAGACCAGGGGGTGTTCCAGATCTGGTAGTCCGTGCCCGGCACTGTACGGGTCGTCACCCAATCGTGGATCAGAACAAACTCGCCAGTCGAACAGCGGCGCACCGACAGCTCCAACGCCTTGAAACCGGCCTTCAATGACTCTGTGAGGCCCTTTTGAGTGAACTCCGGGTACTCGGTACCACCGAGCCTGTGAGCCACGTAGAACGGCTTAGAGGCCAGGAAACGATCAACGACACTGCCAGTAGGAGCAGGAGCAGGCTTCGGCACCCTGCGTGTGCCGGCCACCCACTTATCCCCTCCTCGGTCTCGAACCCAGAGAGTCCCACGCACGTCACCGCCAGCGCGACGCAACCACAGATCAGGCACCGGGGATCACCACCTGGACACCAAGGCCATTCGTCGCCTGAGCGTTCGGGTACGTGAACACCGCGTCCGTGTCACCCTTGCCCTGGGCGACCGCCACCGTCTGGAGGTTAGAGCCAGACTGAGCCGCGAACTCAACCATTTCCCAGCCCTCACTCAGTGTGATCTGGCTACGAGTCTCTTCACCGATAGAACGCTCGAACGCGTACGCGAACACAAGACCCGTGCCCGAAGCCTTCTGGGCCGTGACCGTTGTGGTCTCCTTCGGCTCCTTTGTCCGATCCTTCGTGCTACCTGCCGTAGGCGTGCCACCGCCGCGCACCGACAGGGCCACATAGCCTGCCTCGACATCCTTGGCTGTCTTCAGCTCAACCACCTGAGCCCACGGCCCGTAGGCGATAGTGGACTGCTGGGTGCCAACCCAGTATGGTTCGACAAGCACTGTCCAACCAGCAGGCCAGGTGAACGCCTGATCCGACTGGGACTTCACGTTGACGCCGACGATCACCGTGTCCCCGGCCTGCCCATCGACAGTGACCGTGCCTGTGTCGCCCGTGTACTGCCCGCCCGCGTGAGCAATCAGCGTCGCCGTCGTTGCAGCAGCGTGTTCAATAAGGAAGTAGTAGGAACCATCAGGCAGTGCCTCAGCTTCCGCCTTGGAGGCCACCACATGAATCTCTGGGCGCGTCACGTTGACGTTAGCGACAGGGGCAACCGGGGAGGGCACAACAGGCGCAGCCCCAACCAGTGCACTGAGCGACACCTCCTGATCAACCGCGAGGCCGATTTCCTTCTCCACGATGACACCACTCGGACCAGTGATACGCACGTCGTATGTGCCCGGTTCAAGGTCAATCGACACAGGCTGCAACGTGTTCTGCACAACGTAGCCACCAACCAGGATGTCAGTGACAGGATTGTTCGAGCCGACAGGGCTAGGCTTAGGCGTCACGTACACGCTGATCATCACATGATCGCCAGCAGGGGTCTTGACGCTACCAACAATGCGAGGCATTGTTCAACTCCTTAAATTGTTATTGGTAGTGCTGTGGCCCTGCCACATGATGCGACAGGGCCACGAGGCAATTAGTTGGTGTCGCTGTCAGGCGCACCATAGGCAGGCGCCAAATAGGTACCCCCCGTATGAACAGCCGCGACGAGCAGGCCAATCACGGACAGGATCTGCTGAGCAACCGTAGACCACTGCTCCCAGTTCTCAGCGGTCCACCCACCATAGGCGACACCAACCATGCCGATGGCAGCAACCAGACCGTAGAGAGCCTTACGGCGCTCAGGGGTGAGCACCGTCCACTTCGTGCGGTCGGTGGTCAGAACTTCATTCTTCATCTTCAAACCTCCTTATACACATTATACAAAACGTGAACATGCAAAAAGCCCTGGACACTTAAGTAGCATCCAGGGCTTTTTGTTTAGTTCTCAGCGGCGCTTGTAGCGTGCGACAGCCAGCGCTACACCACCCACCACGAGGATGCCTGTACCAATCAGGCCAGCAGGCGTAGCGCCCGTCTTAGCGAGCTTACCCTGTGTTCCACCCTGTGTGCCATGAGGCTTTTCGACAGGTGCAGGAGCGGACGGGGACACGGACGGCACAGGAACCGGCGTCGTTTCGACAGGAGCAGGTGTCGGATCAGACTGGGGCTTGTCAGACGGCTCCAGCGAAGGAACCGGGGCAGGGGTCGGCATGCTCACATCAGGGGTCGGCACCGGAGAAGGCTCCGGCTTCGTCATAGTCGTGCCATCACCGTCAGCGCCACCATTCGCCTTGACAGTCGCCGTTGCTTCCAGCTTCACACCGTTCACCTCGGCGTGGTTTGTCACCGAGGTCTGACCCTCGGGAATACGCATCTGCTCAGGAGGGTAAACCATACACACCTCCACATCATCAGGGGCCGTGAACTTAATCGTATTCTTATCCACCTGAATAGCAGAGATGAACACAGTCGTATTCGGGTCCCATGTAGCGCCCTTCGCGCACTTCACGTCGGTGTTCAGCGCCGTATCGAAGTCCTTCACGGTGTACTCCGTGCCTCCTTCGGCAATGAACTTAATGCCCCACCCAACGGTGCCATTAGCATTCGTCCAACCAAACTTAACGTTGGAGGGGTCAGCATACTCGTAGTGGGCGGGACCCCGGCAGTCGTTAGAGCACTTGCCTGTAGCGTCCTTGTCGCCCCACACGAGGGTCTTTACGACCTCACCATTCAGGCTGATCTTTCCCTCATTGGTACCGACAGCAGCATCCTGAAGGCGCGCACGCGCCCACCAGGTACCCTTCACGTCCTTCTTATTGACATAGGCGTCAGGGATTGTCGTAACCTTACAAGTCAATGTCGCCTCGTTGGCAGTGCACTCACCGATCTGAGACCCGTCATCAAGGGTGAAGGGGAACGAGGCGTTCCACTTGAACCCGCCATCAACGGATGCGACGGTGAACGACTGGCCGACAGTAAGGTGCTCAGTCTCCCACGTGCCAGACACGTTGACTTCAGAACTAGTCTGTCGGCTCATGGACTGCGCCGAGGTGACTGTAGCGGTCATGGTGTCGCCTACTGCGTAGGCGGCGGCAGGTGCAGCTACGAGCATGCCAACACCAGCGGCGGCTGTGATGATCTTCTTCATTGTTTTTCTCCTTATCGGTAGTGGAAGGGGGGCCGGTAGTTACTATTGTGACTACCGGCCCTCACTATTCTCAACTCAGTGCTGCGTGACAAGCCTCACAGTACCATCGGCATCCTGCTCAACCGTCATCCGACCGTGGACAAGCTTGCCATCTTCACCAAAGATCGAGCACCCACCATCAAGACGAGTCTGACACAAGCCGACAGCCATAGCACCCGTATCAGACAAGAAGTAATCGTCCCCCTGATACGACAGCCACCCGGTACGCATAGCACCATTAGCTTCCAGGTAATACCACTTACCCTTAAGCTGCACCCAGCCGGTCTGCATCTCACCCTTCGAGTTCAGGTAGAACCAATGTTCACCATCCTTCACCCAACCGGTCTCCATAGCACCATAGCGCCCATCATGAACCGGGTGCAGGTAGTACCAGTGGCCATCAATGTGCTGCCAGCCAACCTGAATCCAGCCCTTCTCATTGGCGTAGTACCACGAACCGGCGACAGGAAACCAGCCAGTCTCGAAGTTGCCAGCAGGCAGACGATACCACCAGCCACCATCCTGCGACACCCAGCCCTCCTTGTTCAACAGCTCAAGGTCAAGGTCGTCGTAGTACTGCTGAGCCTTCTCAATGTACTCATTCGCATACGCATCACGCAGCGAAGCCGGGCACTCAGTCGAGTAGAAGTCGCTATGAGGGAAGACGTTCACTCGCCACTGCGGACGGCCCAAGCCGTAACCTCGACACAAGGCAGCAGTGAGGTGTGCACCAGCATCCAGTGTCTCCTCACTAATGTCCCAGCCACCATCAGCACCAGTGGAGTTCGCGTGCTCAATACCAATCGACTTCTTGTTCACGCCCGGGCAATGCCAGGCCGTGTCAGAGTCATGGACGTACTGGCAAATATTGCCATCAATGTCCACATCATAATGTGCACTCGTACCATTCGAGCTGAACGCACCATACACGCCACTAAAGCTCATCGCCTTACCGGCGTTATGGTGGACAACAACACGATCAAGAGCGTTACCACCACGCCCATCATCAAAGTTGTCAATCCACATATTCGTGTCGGCAACGAGGTCTTGCCAATTCATCTCTTCAACTCCCAGTGTCCGAAGTCTCTCAGTTCCGTTTCAATCATATCAGCAAAGAACTTCTCCCCTTCCGGGGTCACAAACACCTGCCAATGATAACTAGGCCGCTTACCACCCCGAGTAATAGCCCGACGCACACCAAGCAAACCCTCAGCCTTCGGTGTTGGCATATTAATACCGCCACGGCGCTTCAGATAACCCTCACGAGCCAGCAGCCTAATGACCTTAAAAGCCCCAATACTACCAATGCCCCTAGCAAACTCAAGCAGACTCGGTTCCATCACACACCATCCACATCAGTAAAGAAAGCAGCAAACGGATCATCACCCGGATCAGCGAACATGACATCAACAGGCCCAGGCTCAGTATCAACAGGTCGCAGAACATCCTTCGGACGCCGCATCGTCTTCAAAATAAGCGTCCAGTCGATAGGCAGGTAATCATTCAACAAGATCATGTCCTTGATATTCAGACTGCCACGGACCAGCTTATTGTAGAAATACCGATCCGAGTGTCCCCCAACCTTGCGCCCATCCTTGAACGCCGACAGGCCCGCGTCAATGAATTGCGCAAGCACAAGCGCTCGAAAATCATCAAGACGAGCCTCGACATCAGCCGGGTAATCCATCTTCTTTCGCGACGCTCGCGCATTCGCCATCCGCGCACGCGCAGCTTCCAGCTTCACAGGATTCTCGATCTTACTCACTTGCCAGCCTCCTTCTTGATCATGTCAGGGCGGAACCCCGACCAATGCTTCACGATAGCTCCCTTGGCATCCTTCACAACAACGACAGGGGCCTGACTGTACCCGAGGCTCTGAATGAACGACAGGGCCTCAAGGTCCTCAGACACGTCCACACTCTCGTGCGGGGCACCCAGCCCATTCAGCTTGCGGTACGTAGCCACACACTGAGGGCAACGAGGCTTAGAGTAAACAGTAATGCTCAACTTCTTCTCACTTTCCAGTCGAACCAAAGCCACCCTGTCCACGCTTCCTCGTGGACAAAGCAGGCTCAGCATACAATTCAGACAGGCTTTCCAGTCGCAGGACCACGATCTGCGCAATGCGCTCGTGTTCTTCAAGAACGACAGGGCTGTCGGTCAGGTTATGCAGTGGCACAAGAACCTCACCCTCATACCCGGAGTCGATCACACCGACACCATTGGCGAGGATCAGGCCCTTCTTGTGCAGCGACGAGCGGGCAAAGACAAGGCCGACAGCATCCCCGGGGATGTCGAACATTTGCGGCATGTAGCCCGTCTTCACCATGATGGTCTCATGAGGGTAAATGATGTATGGGATCGGCACCTCCAAGTCTGCCCCCGCGTCGCCGTCATGCTGCCTGTAAGGTCGCATTTCTTTCTCCTTCCTCTTTGTTGGTAATAATGTGAGGGCCTGTCTTTATGTTCGACAGGCCCTCACTGTGCGTGTTGTAAGCCCGCACAAGGCCCGTACCTGGAAGGACGAACCCTCCTAGTACGTGTTCCTGAGATCAGAGGCGCGCTGTCTCAGGCCGTCTTATCAACCAGCGCCCACGAGAGGGCTTCCTCGCTGCTCTGGTCACTTGCGCTCCAGTGGATAGCGTCGAGGGCAGTGTCCCAAGGGTCAGTTTCATTCGCCTCTAGGCCGTGCAGTCGTGGCTCCTGCGCAAGCTCATCCAGCTCCTTGAACTCTGCGTCGTGCAGCCAGTAAGTGAACAGTGGCACATTCACGTTGTACTTGATATTGTGATGCCCCCAATCAGACTCCCAGCCGCTAATGTCATGCACACCACCGTTACTGTCGGTGAACTGGAACTCTGGATGGTCGAGGAGACCTGTGTACATGCACAGCTCACAGGACCCGTCAGTGTCCGTGTATGTGTTGTCGCTGTAGTCAGTCAGTCAGTCGCAGTTTCATGCTGTTTCTCCCTTCATTGTGGTGGTCCCCTTGATGAGAGTCGAACTCATACTCCTTACTGGAACCCGGGTTTGAGCCGAGCGCGTCTGCCTGTTCCGCCACAAGGGGGGTGGTGCCTCCCAGTGTTCACCGTCCCTTGCTTGCAAGGTACTGAGAGGCTATTCAGTTATATGTTCAGCATAGCACTAGTACAAACACTATGCTTCGTGACCTGGATCAATCAACACATTGACGTAATCCTGTTCCAGGATCAAGGCAAGAAGCACGTCAGCATCTTGCCGGATAACTTCAGCCTCAAAGCGGTTAACCGTCACCCAATGCTGGTCAGTCACCTTCAGATAAGTCCCGTGCTTCTCAGTGACAACGACACTGCCCTTGGTCGTAATGTCATTGAAGTCCTCACAACTCAGGATAGTTGTGACTTCTCGCTTGCCGACACCCTCTGCATGCAGGATCTTCACCTTATCAAGGCCCATTGTGTGAAGCTTCTTGTAGCCGGCCCGCACCTCATCAAAGGTGTCAATGTATTCCTGGTTGTTCATCGTTTTTCTCCTTCCAATAGCTGTTTGCAGTATTTCAATACAAGACCCCAACTAGAGTTGTAGGGGTTGTAGCGATGTTCAAGATTAGCTATAGTCTTAATTTCTTGAACAATGCGTCGTTCGTTAGAGTCCATCATGCTTCCACCATTGCTCGATCAATCTGAAGCATCATTTTTGCAAACAACTGTACAGTGTTCCAGTCGGCATCATCTCTCTATGAGTGTGCAATAGCATAAATTTCAACAACATCTTGAAACTGGTGGTAGTTGAGGCTTTCTAGCTCAGGACTGTCGAAATTCAGAACAATCTCACTAAACTTTGCTACCTTATCCCACTCGACACTATCCTGTTGAGATTGAGCAATGCTACCAATTTCCTTAGTCAGGCTGGCCAATTCAGCATTCATTAGTCTCCTCCTTTCAATTCCGAGTACTTCCAAGTCTTAATGTCACCATATGTAAACATAATGGTGCAATCTTCACGCCTACGACGATGTGAAGCCCTATGACTGGCGATACCAAGATAGTTAAAAGACCTACAACAGGTACAGCAATAGCAATCTTTAGTCAGTCTTGCTCTCATTTATTCATCCAGTCATAGATCATTGCTTCAGCGACACCCTGGCACGAGTCATAGTCCTTAGCATAATCAGGGTACAGCTCTTCAAGGGCATCGTTCGTATCCCACCAACCCTGCCAGTTATCTACTCCCAGATAGTCAGCAACGTTCATGCTCACTGCCTGTGAAAAGACTTCACGAAGCCACTCTTCAGTGACGACGAACTTACCATCACCAATGTACTGAACGCTATTCATCACACCAGCACCATCCAATCTTCCTCGACAGTCTTAGACATTAGATCATCCGACATACCGGAACTAAGAAGAATATCCATCTGATTCACCCAGAAGTACCCATACTCCTCAGTAACCACCTTAAAGTACCTATTACCCTCTGTATCGATCAGAACAGCACCAAGCGCGAGACGACCAAACGGAATAGGCAGCTCACTGAACTTAATAAGCATCAGTTATCGCCTCCACTGACCTGTACATCGATATCAGGCAGCAGCTCTTCAGGACGGAACTGCACCTTATAGTGATAAGTATCCACAGATGCAGGGTCCATCTGCTCCACGAAGTAAGTGACGTTATCTGAGATACCCAGATAATGCTTCTTGTACTCTCCGTCACCCGTCTTGCAGGTGACCTCAAGCTGAGCATCCTCCTTATCCTTCGTGATCGAACACAAACCTTCGATGCTGAGAAGGTACTTATCAGTGATACCATTGACAAAGACAACCCTGCGCATCACACGGAAGTTATCCGAGTCATTGCTCAGGTTGTACGAGGCCGTCTGAGCCGGGGTACAAGCCCCAAGAGACAGCATGAGTGCACCTGTAATGGCAACCAGCTTACGGTTCATTTGTTCTCATTCTCCTTTGCAAGATATTCGACAACAGTCATTGCACGGCGATACTCATGTGTTGCATATGCAGCATAAGCGTCAGCCTCATCTTTGGTTTCAAAAAGACCAATGATGCCAGGGTCATCACAGTCCGAGTCCCATACAGCGTACAGTGTATCCAACATTTCAATTCTCCTTCAGATTGTATTCGACAATAACTTCTGATCATTCAGCTTCTTTAAGCGACATCACGATCCGTGAACGTAGTAGTATCATAGGGATTCTCCCACGTCTATGCTCGACTCCTTTCAAATGTCACCAACTCATTAACAGGCTCCACAGTAACCTCTAGAACCATCATAGATGGTGCCTCTTTCAAGGGCACCCAACCCCGACAGTAAAGGCTTCAGAGTCATCCCACGCTGTCTCCAAGTCATAGCGGACAAACGCTTGCTCATGCTCAGTGAACACATCATCAATGCAGATCACACGCATCCACCACCTGCATCGAACGTCATGTAATCCTTCGACAGGAACTCGTATGCTTTAAACTCAGCAGCCGTGTTCTTCATCAGATAATCCCATAGTGGACGACACGCACGACACCATGAGTCGAACGAACAATATCAGCGAACTCCTCGTGGGTGTACGTATGACCGTCGAATCCGACCCACACCAACTCATTGCGGCTGCCATCACCAACGACGCGCATTGCTTCCCAGGTGCCGACACAGATGACAGTGCCTGCCTCGATGTCGAAGGAGTCCATCACGATTCGTAGGCACTCAGGAGTGAAGCACTCAAACTGCGTGCTGGTGAGGTCGGATGTGTTGGTGGTGGTGATATTGGCTTCCTCAAGGGCTTTGACGAATGCCTTGATGAGCGGGTCAAGCTCAGTCATTGTTGTTCTCCTTGTCCGTGTTGGTGTCCGTGTTGGTGTCCAAGGGGTCAAACAGGATCACGGGCAGGTTGGTGGTGTCTTTGTGTATCCGGGCCGCGAACTGTTCGTGGCTAAGGCAGCGGCCTGTCTTGGCGTGTATCCACTGGTGAGGCCCCTTTGAGGCATCGACAAGCACGAAGATGTGGTTCCTGAGGCGTACGACAGTGCCGGGGACCATATTGTATGTGGCGATCCTTTGTGGGTTGCCGAGGTTGGTCAAGGCAATGAACTCACTGGGTTGTAGGTTCATGTTTTCTCCTTTCGTTGTTGATACTCATATCTTAGCAGCCAATCAGTGAGTATGCAACGTGACTTGACCCACTACCTACTAGCCCCATAGAAAGGTGGGTATGCACTGAAAATACACGCGGGGGTATGACACCCCCGCCTCTCCCCTTCCCCCTATAGCATTTGATTTTCTTTTTGTCAAGTCGAGGGGCCCCCAAATCCCCTCCCATGTTCCTCTACCACAACTCCCCCAATTTGTCAAATTATGCGCCCCTGGTCAATGTGTAAAGACAATCTTGTCACTCTGTCAACTCAAGTCCCCCTCCAACTCGCGTGACTTGCATCATATGACCCCAGTCACAAATCAATGCTGCGTGACTTGCATCATGTGATGCATTTCATACTGCGTGACTCACATCATATGACCTGACTCACATTTTCAATGCTGCGTGTCCTCTGTCACGTACAGCTGCGTGACTTGCATCATGTGATCTCCGTCACCTGCGTTGTTCACCCCACATGATCTACATCACGATAGTGGTCCAGGACACAAGAATAAAGCTTACTCGGAAATTATACTCGGGTTAATACTTAACCTCACCGTTACCTTCGTGACTTGCAACCTAGGACTTTAGTCATGCATCGTGACCTGCATTACATGACCTGGATCACACTTCGTGACTCACACCACGTGATAGACACCACAAGCGCAGACCCCCATTTTTGCGAAAGTCTTTTTCCTGCGTGACCACACTCACGAAGCACAAGTAAAGTCGTGTTTACCTTTGTATCAACTTGCACGAACTGACATGATCTATTCGTCAGAGTGTCAGGAGAAAAAATTCTCGCGAAAACCCCCTTTTTCGCTGATTATTTCTAGATTTTTCTCTTAAAATACAATCAGCAAATTATTACCTACAGAGAATAGTCATAAAACATAGTTGTAATAATCATGTTCTATACACAAGATGTTCTAAAATAGATAATATTCTTAATACTATAGATAATATTATTACTAATAAAGAAAATAAAAAGATCCACGTAAAGAAATCATAGAAAAGTAGTAGGTGGTCAGTTTTTACTCATGTGTCCCCCGTCACCCTTCTGTGGAAAAAACGCTCTAAAACGCCCTCTCACGCTCTTATCTCCCCCTACCTAGGCCATGACACTATCCCCACCCTAAAACTCGCTCAGATCGCCTTCTAGACCCCTTAACGACGGTCCTAGCATCCAACGTCAGCCTCTAACCCTGTTGTCGCCACGCTGTGCATACGCGTATACCACATCAGCTTTCAAAATGCAAAACCGTTCCGTATTTTGAGATGTCAAGTAAAACGCATGTCTTAAGCCTAAAGTGTTATCTGTTTCACTCTTAAATTCCTTGACTTTTTTCTTTCGAAGGTATAAACTGTCAGGGTCACCGCCCTCAGTATGTGTAGAGAACACACAGCACGCACCAAAGCAACGAGGCCGCTAAGGGGGGCTGTCGAACCGTAACACGACACAGGGGGCTGTCGAGCAGATCTAAGGGGGGCCGTGCACAGCAACGAAGCACACAGGCATGAGGCCTGTCGAAGCACCCTTATGTCGAACACAGCATGCCCATGCACATAAGGGGGTGTCGAAGCACGAACACGCCTAAGGCCTGCTGTCGAACACACACACACACGCCTAAGGGGGTGTCGAAGGCGCTTGAAGGGCCGCTAAGCCTTGTCGTAGTAGCTAGGGGCCTTGTCGTAGTAACGAGGGGGGCTCCCCCCTTGCTCGTCGTAGCTGCCTTGCCCCTGTCGCTCAAACACCTCGCACACGATGTGATGCAGGTCACGCAGACTTGAGTTGACACTCTGACAGACGCTGCGCTAAGCTTGAGTCATCGGCAAGGGAAACAGCCCAAAGGCCAAAACCAAAGACCGCCGTGAGGCGGGCAAGCCCCCTGATCCGAACGATCTTGACTGTAAACTAAATGACGTGGAAGGCGACGGCTTGCACCGTCGCGACGGGGTTGGCACCCCTGTCGAACGCTTCCACAGGCCAGATGCTAGCGCACAGGGTAGCCGCCCACCGCGCTGCATACTTCAGAGCCGCGCCCCTGTCGTGCTGAGCGACGGTGGCGGGTGAAGGCAGGTTCGATTCCTGCCCGGCTCACGACGACACACGTCACGAAGCTTCCAGTTGACAGAGTGACAACACCCCGTGTAAGCTGAAGCCACAACAAACCAAACGAGACCGAAAGGCCCAACCATGACACACCTGGTCAACCTCACCGACGAGTACACCCGCGTCCCCACCCTCACCCGCATCGCAGGCGACTACGACCGCTACAAGGAATGGTTCGCCCTCGTACCCGGCTTCAACGCCTACGACGCAGCCAAGTGGGCACAGCGCGTCATGCGCGGCCTGAACGGCGACCGACAGGCACTGAGCCAGCTCGAAGACGCAGGGTTCGCCCTCACCGTCTACTGACCACCAACCAACGCCCGGCCCTGATCACAACCACACGCGGGGCCGGGCACCCCAAGGAAACCAACAATGAACATCACCGCCCTAGCAGCCACCGCCCTACTCGCCACAGCACCCGTCAGTGTCACCGCCACCGAAACCAACAACGACGGACTCACAGTAGAATACGTCCCCCTTGACCAAGTGCCCGACTGGTATACGACAGTCCCCTACATGCACACCGGGGTATGCATGATCACTGAGCAAGACATCACCTGTGCCACCGACACGCAGTGGAAACGCGCCACCTTCCACGACAGGTACACACAAGCACTATACAAGCTCATCCGAAAGGAACCGACAATGAACCAGCTGACCACAATCACCGACGTGTACGACGAAATCAAGACCACCCTTGGCGAGTTCGTGGGTGACTTCAACATTGAAGGCATCGCCAACGACGGCTACATCTTCAACCCCGCAACCCAGACATTCGAACCCTCCCCCGAGGTCCCGTTCTGGGCAGCTGTCGAAGCCAACGCACGCCACAACTAGCCCAACAAGACATCCCCGCATCAATGGCGACAAAGCCGGGTTCAATCCCCGGGCGGGGAACGAAGCACCCTCAACAGGTGAGGGCGCTCAACCCAATACCGAAAGGCAGAACCATGTCGAAGACCTACAAGACCGATCCCTGGGACGTGAAGGAAGCACGCGGTGTCGCGTGGCACCCCCGGGAGTTCCGCAGGGAGCGCTCTCTGCACACCCGGGACCTGAGCAAGCGTATTCGCGCGAGGGAGCGCCGGGAGATGGAGCGGATTACCCACGACCTTGAAGCTTGGGAGTCCTACTACCCGACCGGGGCAACCCTCCGTGAGTTCGAGACCGCTACGAACAAGGATGGGTGGCAGTACTGATGACAACCATCAAGGCAACACTCCAGAACCTGCGGAACAACGGTTGGGGCTACTACCCCTGCCTTGTCGGTGGAAAGCTTCACATCAACCGGGACGAGAACTTGTACATGCTCGTGCGCAATGACACCCACGAGATTGTGTGCCAGTGGAATAAGCACACGGGCGTCGTGTGGGTTCTCGGGGAACTCGCTTGGCATGAGAAGAGCGTCATTAACCAGATCATTGAGGTATGGCGGCCCTGGTACAAGGTTGACTGGGAGACCTGGGAGGCCACTCACCGCAAGGCGTACAAGACCCTACTCCCCTTGAAGAGTCTGTGAGCTGACATGACGATTCGGGACACCCTACAAAGCGCTTACCCTGACTCCCAGTTCATGGGGACGCGTCGCCTCGGATCCAAGTACACGCTGTGTCGTGGGATGAATGGGTTTTTTATTCAGAACCGGCTCACCGGCACAGTCGTGTGCACTTGGGATGCGGACGGCAACCTGTACGCTAATTCCTCGGGGCTGTCGCCATACGAAAAACGGCTTGTCAGCATGGTCTTGCGGATATGGCGAGATGCACCACCCATCAAGTGGGACATATGGGAAGCACACGCTGTCCGCATGGACGACAGGTGGGGGCGTGAGTATGGCCTCGTAAGCACACCCTGAGAAGGGTATCCCGGCCCTGTCGGTAGGTAAATGTGGGTTCGACTCCCACGCCGGGAACAACAATCAGTGCCAACAGAAAGGAACCCACCCTCGATGAACGACTACCTGAAGACAATCATCAAAGCCCAGTCCCTCGTCAAGCAGCTTCTGAACGACACCACATTCGGCAAGTTCACACTCGGGGACATTACGATTAGCAAGCCAGAAGACCTACACAAAAACTTCCAAATTGGTACCCTCATTACGATCGGTGTTTCGGAGTGGTTCCTTACCCTTGCTGATTCTGAGTCCGTTTGGCAGAACTATTATCAGGGTGTCGTCTTGGACAGTGAGGGCCTGTACATTCTTATACTGAAGGCCCTTGAGGAAGATATGGCCGTAGAGCTTCTACACAAGGGAGCGTGACATGACATCTCTGGATGCCTACAACCGCAAGATTGACAATCTTCGAGAGACTGCCCGGTTCCTTAAGGATGCCGACAAGGTGAGACTCAAGAGACCTCAAGGGGATTTCATCCCAATCCGAAAACCATCAGACCTACTTCTGATGCCGGGGACTGTCATAGCCTGTTACTCCTTGGCAAGGGTGTTCATGCTTCGTGAAGATGGTCTTTGGTATAGTGACTGTGTTCACAGACGTAACGGTGGCGTCTACACATGTGATGAGCTGTTTACATACCTGAAAGGCTCATCGCACCCCTTTGAGATTATCTACAAATAATCTCATCCCTGTCCTCGTTTGGGAGGCTCGCTAGGTTCGATCCCTAGGCAGGGAGCGACAGAAAAAACAAACAAGACCGAAAGGTAAAAATCATGCTGTCACGCAAATGCGCAGAATGGATCATTGGACCCGAACTGACACCCGAACTCGCAGCCACCATTATGGATGGTGGGCTGCAAGGTAGCGACATCTGGGATGACGTGTGCACGTTCGCAGGTGGCTGGTGCAATGACACCAATGTTTTCCTTATGTGGGACGCTATGGGGCGTCCCGACGAAAGCGAGTACTTGGAACCCGAGTACGATATGGAACGGGACCCTGAGCGTCGCCGTGCCATTGTCGCTAACGCCCGCATCTCAGCTATGGCACAGCTCATCGCAGACGATTTGATCAGCGTCGTGGAAGAGATCCTGGTTCGTGATGGCTGGGCCATTCGCCCCGCGTCTGAGGTGGAAGCTGAAACTGTCGGCTGGGTTGAGGATGGGTGCGACGCCCTTGGCTTCGCAGGTGAAGGCTACCTGTTCGCTCCTGAAAGTGAGAACTGAGATGGTTATCCTTGGACTTATTCTTAGCATCTTCGTAGCTGTGTTGGGGGCCTTTCTACTAGTAACAGCTAAGGATGACGCTCTTGGTAGTATCTCAGGAACGGTTTTCGCAATTCTCGGCTCCATGTGGGCTGGGTTCTACTATGCAATGCTGATGGGCTGGTGACAACATGTGGGAAGAATTGATTGGAGAGATTACTAAGCAGGATGAGTTCCGTTCCTACCTCGACAAGTTGCAATTGTCTGTTGCAGGGTATGTCAAGGATGATGTGGGCTGGGACCTGACAGCTATCAACCCGTGGTTTGTTGAACGAGGGTACGAGTTCGTCGGCTACTTGGACCTGTTCAGTGAAAACGAGCCATCTGGCATCTTCGTCGCTGTCGAAGGTCTCGTATGGCGGTGCAACACCAACACAGGCGACAACCAACAGTACTGGTATTTCGAGACCGAGGCGAGCGAAGGTGTGAGCCTTGATGACATGTGTTTCCTACATGGCTGGGCACACCAGTTCATCTGGGATTCAGATGATAAAGAATGCTACATCGTGAACATTGCGGAATGAAAGGAACAATGATGTACGGAAAGATTGACCCTAAACTGCTTGTCGATTGGGAGCTGCGAAAGTCGTATAGCTCTGAAGAGCTTGGGATTGAACCAGACTTATGGGATTACGTCAAGAAAGATGGTTCCCTCATGACTCTCGAAAGCCTTGAGGATGCTTGCACGTGCGTGTTCGACAAAGCGAATAAGTCTAGTCTCATCTTTGGGAAGGTCTACACTGCGAGTCAGGTTGCACGCGAAGTCGCGTGGGACGATTGGAACGACTACGTGAAGGATACACTGTCAACTATGTGTGTCGAAGGCATTATCCGTCGGATTAACTGAAAGGAAATCAGGCAAATGAAACAGCTTGATATTAGCAATGAAACACTCAGAGAACTTGCATGCATTGAATAGATGAACAAAAACAACCCTAGTACTCTGAGGTAAGACAACAGAAGGAGAAAACAATGAACACTGAAGCACTCGTTACACGTATCTGCAAGCTCAATACTGAGATTGCTGAGCTGACAGAGGCCCGTGACAACCTGAAGCGGGAGCTGTGCGCAGCCTTCCAACCCGGCGACAAGATCACAGTAGGCGACACGTCCGTGTCGTTCATGGTGCGACGCACAGTTAACCCAGCGGCTGTTGAGAAGATGGCAGCTTTCAAGAAGCTGCCCAAGGCAGTGCGAGAGGCTTGCTACGACAAGCCGAAGTTGAACACGCGTAAGCTTGCAAGTCTGGGTCTGATTGACCTGGAACCTGCCACCAATGTGTCGGAGGTCTACGCGACGTTCCGATGAGGTGGAAGACATACGGCACGGGCGTGGGTTACACCCTTGAACAGGTGCAAGCCGCTGCCAGTGCCCTGGAAGACAGTGAGCTTGTCGAATATTCAACTCAGTGGCTTGAATCTGTTCGACAGATGAGAGCGGCTGAAATCATTCACAAAACCCTGGGAACAGGTGCAGAGATTGAATTGCCTAACGGCATAGTTGTCTATATTGAGGAGAAGACGCAATGCTAAATGATTGGGTGGAAGGGTCTACTGTTAAGCTGGAAGAGTTTAAGGAAGACATCTTCTACGAGCTGTACCATGATGGTGAGTTCAAACCTGACACTGACTGGGAGACCCTGCACGATGACTGGATTCGTGGCCTCGGCTTCACTCAGTGGTGGAATGAGGCTCTTTCTTCCATCGGTTACGAAGAGTGGGGCGGACAGGATGGACGATTCTTGTGGGTGAAGGATTGGGCAACCCTCGTTGTCATCCCCGGCGTGTACGAACTACCTACGTTCGACATCAAGGCAACATTCAATGAGGATAGCCTTGAAGACACTAATTACACAGAAGGTGTCGTCAAGGATCACATCTTCTATGCAGAAATTATTGCAACAGAAAGGAACTGACATGTCTCTAGAAGAAATCACTACAAAGTACCAGCAGGTTTGTGTCAAGGCTGTCGAAGCTGCTATCCGACAGGCGGCTGCAAAGCATGACATTAACGAGCTTGTTGACCAGGAATTCTACGTAGCAACCTACCTGTATGGTGGAACTGACCTGACCATTTGTGCTGAGGTTGGGCGTGACGGGTATTGGGGTGTTGAACGCCCTGAGACGGATGTGTCGGCAATCAATGATGACTTACAGCTTGCCTTGGATAAGCTCGGACTAGATGTCATCCTTAATGCCATGCTCACACGGGGTATGGAATCCACTGGACAGGTTGTTTTCTGGGAGATTGCATGACATTCACCCCCCGTTCCTACCAGTCCCGAGTATTGGAAGAGCTAGCAAACTCTAAGACGCCTTTCACGGGGCTGGTAGGCGCGGGCCTCGGAACAGGCAAGACCGCTGTGTCGGTGTGGAACACCATGAACGCATTCGGGGATACAATCAAGGATCAAATCATCCTCGTGGTTGCACCTGTCCGCACTGAATCAGGATGGCGCAAGCACTGGAAAATGCTCGCAGGTCTCGACATGGTCACCCTGTCTGGGAAGAAAACTAAGGCTGCCCTGCAAGTATGGGACAACCTTGAAGCCCACAAACCTGGTGTCTACTTTATTACCTGGGAGCTGATGCGCTCACGCAATAAGGAAAAGCGCTGGGACGGCAAGGCTAAGAAGATGGTCTACAAAGCCATGAGCAAGCCATTCTACGGTGTCGAGTTCGCCATGCTCATTGCCGACGAATGGCACCGCGCGTGCAACCATTCTTCCCTGAACTTCGCTGTCGCACGAAACATTCAAGCCAAATACCGGCTCGCCTTGAGTGCGACACCGGCAGGGAATAAGCCCTGCAACATCTGGGCGGCCCTCAAGTTCCTGTGGCCTAACCACTATGGCGGCTACTGGGACTTCTGTGCCAAGTTTTTCACGGAAGAGTTCAATGCCTTTAGCTCTTTCGGGAAGACTTATACAAGCGAGAAGCATCCGGGCATGGTGCGCCGTGGTGCGCCATCGTACCATGAGGTGTCTCAGGCTGAGGCAAACCCGGAGCTACCCGGCGTGATTATTCACCATGTCGAAGCGGAATTGTCTCGCACGCAACGCAAGCTGTACAACGACCTGGAAAAAGACGCACTCACGTACTTGAATGACAAGCCACTGGCCTTGTCTATTCCAATGGAACTAGACCTACGGCTTCGACAGATGACACTGGGAGTGCCATCGTTTAACGAGGATGGGGCTGTCGATTACCATGAGGATTGTAAGTCCTCGAAGCTAGACGCAATGATGGACATCATTGCTGATCTTCCCGAGGACGAACCTGTCGTTGTGTGGGTACACTCCCAGAAGTTCATCAAGGCAGTGTTGCACCGTTTGCGTAAAGCCAGTATCTCATGCATTGAGGTGTCTGGTAAGTCCCGTGGTGACTTCCACGCCATGATTGACGGGACAGTCCGTGTCATTGTCGCTCAGCATGAGGCTATGAGTGAGGGAGTTGATGGACTCCAGGAAGTCTGTCATACTGAGATTTGGCTGAGTCAGTCTAACAGCCTGGTGATTAACGAACAGGCAACAGGCCGACTCAACCGACAGGGGCAGACACAGCCTGTTAACCGTTTCCTGATTCAGGCGACTGATACTGTAGACAACCGTGTTCTGGGACGCTTGCAGGAGCGTTTCGACAAGCTCAAGGCATCTGGCCTTATCTGAAAAACAAACCAACAAACTGAAGGAGAACAAACATGTCTGATAACAACAAGTCCTGGACCATTAACTTTGGCCCTTTCTTTATTCTCTGCGTTGCATTTACAATTGCGGCAGTCTGGTTCCCTAACTACATCATGTGGGTTGTGTGGGCCTTCGTAGGCTATGCCGCTGTGGTTGGAGTGATTACGATCATTGCCATTATTGTGGCAGCTGTTATGGTCTACAAGGCGAGTAAGAGGTTCTGAGCCATGCAGATTATAGAGTGCAATCACAAAACGGTCGCTAAGCTTCTGAAGAAGAATGTGGAAAAGTTCTGGCTAGACAACAACAACAGGGATGCATATATCCAGTTCACTGATGGCAGTGTCGTCTGCGTTCATGCACTTGATTACAAGTGGGAGACCTATGTGGCATTGGATGGTCGGAAAGAAACTGAAGCTGCTAACAATGGGACCTCATTCAACGACAGCCAGGAGGTTCACCTGTGGTATACCACACAGGGGGATGAATCACTATTCACATCACGGACAGTGTCAATCTGCTTTGATGCTGTCAGGTACTACATTAGTGACAGAGTTCAGTACCCAACTCGACAGTATGTCCCGATTGTTGAATTTCATTATTACGAAGCAGGTGAAACATGGGAGTAAGCATCAAGGAAATCTATAGCCCCATCCTTGCCTACGGTTGGGAGGATTTGCCGTCTGACTACATCAAGCGGGAGTATCTTCCTGTCGAAGATGGCATTGTCACCACTCCGAGTGGGGCAAAACTTGGGACAGCTTTCCTCGTGAATGGTGACCTGCGATTGATCAACACCAGCGGCACTGTGTGCGCACAGTGGTGGGCGGGTGACAACGAGATGGTTGTCGTTGATCCTTTCAACAACCGGATCTTCACTGTGCCGACACTCACGGATCTGAAGTGCAACGCACGCGAGCTGGTGTCGAAGAGCATTGACCTCGACGCCGCAAAGCCTCTTGACCTGTCACTCATGTGGGTGGATCATGACCGAAACGAGGTAGGTTTCTACAGGGACGACTTCCCTGGGGACCTTTGTCCCTACACGGCACGGCTGAGTGGGATGAGTCTGCTTGCGCTTAAGGAGGATGAAGACGGCAACATGGTCGTTTTGAAGACTTCTGCACTCGCAAGGCTCATGAGGTATTTGAGTGGCAACACTCTCGCATTCCTCGATTACAAGTGGTCACGAGTCCCGAAGATCATTGACCCTCGTCTGGGAGTCACCGACTTCGGATACAAGGTTCTCGGATGGGCAGCTACTATGTCACCGGAGCATAAGGAGATTCTTTCCAAGTGAGAGAGTACATTCAAGCAGCACGGGACGAGGCTAAGAAGTCCCGCTGCGACCGTGCGCATGTCGGGTGTGTGATCGTTGACCGTGCGAGCGGCCAGGTGGTGTCGAGTGCTTTTAACGAGACGCCACCTGGCCTTGAGCCGTGCGACACAGGCGGGCATAGAATGGTGGATGGCCACTGCGTCAACACTGTGCACGCGGAACGGGGTGCCATCCGGAAGATGGCAGAACATGGGAGTGAATACACTCTCTATGTGACTCACTATCCTTGTCGTGGGTGCGCGCACCTCATCTCATCCTGCCCTGAGATCATGGAGGTTGTGTACCTCGGAGACTATAACAACTCTAGTGAGGCTACTGCTCTCCTCATGGGCCTGTCGAAGGGAGTTCATCATGTCGAAGAATAAGCTGGTTATCCAGGTTCCACCCGGATTCATGTTTACAACCATCGAACGGGACAAAATTCGCAAGACAAGGTGGGAGGTTAAGACTGGCTCGGATCAGATCGTGCGCCACACTTCGTGTGTCCCGTTGTTTGGGACACGGGAGTTGTGGAAGGTCATTAAGGAAGGCGACTTTCTGGTTTTCATTGAGTCGCCTCTAGATGACCGGCATCAATTTGCATGGAATCTATACGTCATGAAGGAAGAGCAGTACAAGGAATGGACATCTCATGAGTGACATCTACGATCAGCTGATTCGGGAACTGTCAAAGCCTTCGCCGCGTGACAGGCAACGTAAGGTAGGGCCGTCTGAGTTGGGAGACCTCTGTGAGCGTTGCCTTGCAGAGAAGCTGCTTGGCATCCACGAGGATGAGAACAACCACCCCCTCGCGCCGATGATTGGCACGGCCTTCCACCTCTACCTAGAGAATGTCATTGGCCTCAAGGGTTACCTCAAGGAGACTAAGGTAACTGTCGGCACCATCGACGGGTACGGAGACATCTCTGGTACCTGTGATGGCTTCGACGTGGTGACAGGGCATGTCGTTGACTACAAAGTGTTGTCGAAGAAGAAGATCAAAGCCTTCTCGTCAGCAACCTTCTTCAACGAGCAGCAAGAGCCAGAGTTCTACTCGGACTCACGAATAGAACTGCAACTCAAAAAGTACTTCTATCAAATGATGTTGTACGGGCTGGGTATGGAGAACGCTGGTTACGAGGTGAACTACTGCTCGCTCATTCTCTTCCCGAGGGATTGCACCATTGAGAGTGTCCTACAAGCCAGCCATGAGCTATGCTTCAAGTACGACAGAGTGGCAGCTCTTGCCGTCCTCGAACGAGCCAACCAAATCTTCCAGTGGGCCGATGAAAATCGGGACCATATTGGAGAACTCGACAGCCATCCCGGCTGTTACTACTGCGCTTTTAAGCGGTAGAGAAGAAAGGAGAACACATGGGAAAGTTTGATAGCTTCCTGACAGGCCTCAACATCGAAGTGTCTGACCCTCGTGTCACCACCCCTAAGATCAAGATGTTGATCTATGGTATGTCCGGAACGGGAAAGACCTCACTCGCAGTCTCTGCCTCTAAGGTTGAAGAGTTAGGTCCGGTCCTATATATCGACTTTGAACGTGGCACTGCCCCCGCTGCTAGGTACGGCGACTTGGACAATATGCTCGTTGTCCAGCCCGCCTCCTACCAGCAATTCGCGGAACTGCTGGTTAAGATCAGCAAGAATCGGGACATGGAGTTCAAGACTATTATCATCGATACCATTGACCGCTTGCAGGAACTCATCAAGTTCCACTTTAAGAGCATAAATCCCAAAGACAGTTTTGCCATGTGGGATGCTACGTATGAGAAGATTATTGATCTTGTCAACAAGATCAGCTTTGACCTCGGACTGAACATCATTTGCATCACGCATGAAGCACGTGAAGTGAATGACATCTCCCGCCTGTCACTGATCGGCCCGTCGTTTGAGGGCAAGCAAAGCCTCAAGAAGCTGCCTGGCATCTTCGACATCATCGGTCGTATGACGTGGGAGGATATTGGGGATGACGACAATGAAGAGCTGGTTACAGTTCTGACTGTCCGGTCTTCGTCTGAAGTGCTGGCAAAGACACGATTCGATCCGATGCCATCCATGTCTGGAAACACGACAATGGGGAAGATTATGGGTTGGGTCCATGAACATTGCGAAACCCAAGGAGTAAAGGAGAAGGATGACGACTGAGTACCTGTCGATCACTGGCGTGATTGAACTAACAGGCATCAACCGTACGACGATCCTGTACCGCATACGAGAAAACTCCAAAGGTTTTCCACAGCCGGATGCTATCATTCGACATGACAAGCTAGTCACCTACGGGTGGCTGCCTGAAACTATCAACAACTACACCATCACCAACAAGAAGGAGAACAACAATGATTGATTTCGATGCACTGATGAGCCTGGACGTTGCCGAGTCCATGTCTTTCGAGCCTCTGCCCAAGGGGCTGTACAAGGTGACCGTTGATGCCTGTGAGCTGGGAGAGTCCAAGAAGGGCAACCCTATGTACACGGTTGATTTCGTTGTCACGGAAGGTGAACACGCGGCGCGCCAGATTCGTTACTGGTTGGTCGTAGTCACCAAGAATGGTCTGCATTGGGACCTCCCTAAGTTCTGCGATGCGTCGGGTAACCCCTGGCCTACCGAGCGCACGGGACGCACCACCGACTACTACTACCAGGTTGCTCTCGATATTGTTGGCAAGACGGCGACGATCACCATTGATGTCGAGGAGTCTGAATACAACGGTGAGACCCGCAAGCGCAACAACATCAAGAAGGTCGAATGGGACGATGTGAAGCCGAAGAAGTCTAAGGCTTCCAAGATCGAACTCTGACCGTTAACTAACTAGGCGGGGCTGCACTTCGACAAGAGGTGTAGCCCCGTCTTACAATAGGTGGATACGAAAGGAGAGGCATGAACCTCACAGAGTTTTTCCGGGCAGTCTTCCCAGACGGCGAAGGCTGGACGCCTATTATTCTCAAGGGTCCGATGGGTGGCCTCACAAACTTCCGCTGGTTCAACCTGCCTGCACAGCTCGACAAGATGGTGGCTTACACCAAGGCACATGCTGACCTTGATGTGTACTACTCACCTTTCCTGTACACGAAGCCACCGGCGTGCACGAACACACGCCACGCGGCCAAGGATAATGTCATCCGCGCTGCGTGCGTGTGGTCAGATGGGGATGACTGCCCTATTGACAAGCTGAGGATTCAGCCTTCCATCCTTGTTCAGACCAGTGAGAAGCACTGGCAGGGATACTGGTTGCTTGATGACGCCGAGGACATGTCGAACGACATGCTGGAAGCCCTCTCGCGAGCACTCTATGAGGATCACCGCAACGACGGCATGGATCGTGGCTGGCCCCTGTCGAAGAAGCTTAGGGTTCCGTTCACGCACAACTGCAAGCGAGCGGACCCGTGGGAAATCACTATCACGGTCAATAACGAGCCGATCACTGCTGCTGAGTTCGCAGCAGAGTACCCGCCCGTCGAGCGAATGGGTATCGAGGAAGAAGACTTCCCCACTGACATCCCCACCATGTACGAAGTCCTCGGCATGGTCAACCGCTCGTACATTACAGACCTTGCGACGGATGACGTGTTCACTGACGAGGAAGACCGTTCCTCGAAGATGTATCACCTCGAATGTACACTCTGGGAGGAAGGCTGCTCGATTGTCGAAGCCTTCGCTGTCGTGCGTGGGACGGAATTCAACAAGTTCGCTATGGACGGGAGAGGCGACGGCTACCTGTGGAAGCAGATCAACCGGGATCATGCCCGATGGAAGGCACAGCACAACGGCCCATCTGAGAAGGAGCTGGAAGCTACTACCAAGGTCGGCTCCTCGTATCTTCTGAGCGAAGCACGAGAGCTGACCCTTCAAAATGTGAACTTCCTGCATGAGAACGAGCAGGAACCGATGGGTCTCTTCGTCGATCAGTTCGCCGTGTGGGCTGCAACGAAGTCAGCAATGGCACCCAAGCAGTTCCACTACGCGGGCGCTCTCGCCATCCTCTCCTCAGTGTTCGCAAAGTACGCCTTCCTGCCCATCAACGTCCAGCGAATGCCCTTGAACCTATACTTCCTGGTACTAGGGCGCACCACCCAGTCCCGTAAGTCAACGTCACTACGCCTCGCAGAAAGCATCATGCGGGACGTTGCTATTGGTGTTGGTAAAGGGACAGACGCTTTCATTGCACCTGAAGATTCAACAGGTGAGGCCCTGTCGGCATACCTTCGTACCAAGCCGAAGGAGTCTGGCCTGTACGCAATCGACGAGGTGCAGGACTTTTTCGCACACGCTGCACAAAGGGGCAGCTACATGTCCTCCATGATGCCCTTCCTCACCAAGAGCTACGACGGGTATATCCCCGCTGTCGCACGTAAAGACAAAGGTGGCAAGGTCGCGTACCAGACAGCGACGCCATACTACATGACGTTCTACGGGACAGGTATTCTTGATCAGTCTGCGAAGCACCTGACGAAAGAGCGTGTTGAGTCTGGCTTCACACCACGCTGCCTCGTTGTTGTCGATGAACGGGACCACTACATTACGTCCTCACAGGACGTGAAGCTGGTTGCTGTTAATCCTTCGACAGGCAAGATTGCCGACAAGCAGCGTGACTTCATGCTGTCGAACCTTATCAGGGCAACAACTAAGTTCGACACGCACTTCAGCGCACGCCAGTCCAGGTCTCTAGCACACGAGGAAGTCCGTATCCCTGTCGAGTTTGAGCCGGGCGTGTTTGAGCGGTGGATCGAGTTCTCTGAGGAAGCCAAGGTGATGGCTGCACAACATGGCATGAGTAGCCGTGAGCTGTTCCCTGGCACCGAGCGTATGACGTTCTCTGTCTTGCGTATCGCTGCCCTGCTCGCCATGTACAACGGCCCTAATGCTCATGGCGGCGTCGTTGTCACGATGCGACACATGCTCAAGGCTATTGCCTTAGCTCCTATCTGGATGGCGTCGAACGAGGTGTTTATTCACCACGTCAAGAACTCCAACTTCAGCAACAAGGTGGATAAGTTCGTTGGCTTCATTGCTCGCTCGGATAATGGCCTCGTGCCAATCCCGAAGATTCTTCTGAAGTTCCAGTCTGAAATCAACGGAATGAAGGAGCTGAAAGAAATCATCACGTATGCTCAGGCGCGTGGTGTCGTCCGGGAAGTTATTCAAGGGAAAAAGAATAGTGATCGTTTCATCAAATATATAGGGGGCCAGGTATGAAGATTCTGACTAACAGCGTAGACAAGCTGCCTGTGCTTGTCGTAGTTCTGCTAAAGAGGGCTAGGGCTGTCTCAGGCCTTCCTGCTGGCACACCTATCGAAGTCGTTGATGACCCACAGGCCGAAGACATCAGGATCACACTCGGCACTGTGAAGGGCTATAAGGGCGACGCATACAAGACGCTCTCGCCTAAGCAGATCGTTACCAACACGCAAGCAATCCTGTTCCTTGCTCAGGCGCTTCAGTACGGCTACCTTGGCCCTATCGATCCTGGCCTGGAACTCGGTAAGGACTGGGTGATCTGGGAGGGCCAGGACATCTCCTTCAAGAAGGGGAGCGTCATTGCTCTCGACATCGAGTCCGCTGGTGACATCGACAACGACACATTCGCGGCCGGTCGCATCCTATCGATTGCCTTGTGGAATGGAAAGTTCGGTGTGGTGATCCCTGAGGAGCTTGCTGAGACTCCCGAGTCTGCTGAGCTGATCGAGCGCCTGTGTCGGGACAGCATTGTCGTCTGTCATAATGGCACGTTCGACATGCCCTACCTGTCGAAGCGGCTTGGCATCAATGTGTATCACCATGAGGACACGCTGCTGATGCACTTCGTGCTCGACAACCTAGCAGGTGAGCATGGCCTGAAGCCTCTGGCTCGTCGCTGGTTGCGTGCTGCTGACTGGGATTCGGATGCAAAGTCCTACTTGAAGCATGGCGCATACTTCGAGAACATTCCCAGGGAAAAGCTTTACAAGTACAACCTGATGGACGTGTACTCGACTTTCGAGCTGTATAAGTACTTCAAGAAGATTCTTGACAAGAGCAGTGAGAAGTATGAGTACTACCGTTACCGTATGCGTGTGACACGTGTGCTGCATGACGTTCAGATGAACGGCGTGGCTGTGTCGTTCACAGCTCTTGACGAGTTGGAAGAGGAGTACAACTGCCAGTGCGATGAGCACCTTGCCATCTTGAAGAAGCTCGCGGGGGATGACTTCAACCCTCAGTCGCCTAAGCAGATAGCTGAGTATTTCGCATCTAAGGGTGTATCGTCCCCGTCATTCGACGCAAAGCACCTGAAGAAGTTGAAGCGCGCTGGTAAGGAGCCTGAGTTCATCGACGCTCTCCTTGCTTACCGTTATGCAGCGAAGGTGATTGGAAGCTTCATTGCGAATGTGCGTCGTAAGCGTGGGGAGGATAAGCGCATTCATCCGTATTACCTTCCTCATGGTGCGAAGACGGGCCGTCTGTCGGCCAGGGGTCCGGCGATTCAGACGATGGGGCGTGACAGTGGTATCAAGCGCGCCCTTGTCACTGCGCCGGGATGCAAGATCATCTCTTGTGACTACTCTCAGGCTGAGCTTCGTACTGTCGCTGAGCTTGCGGATGATGAGGCCATGATTGCTGCCTTCCAGCCAGGTGCACCAGATTTCTTCGATGATCTGATGACGAAGATTTGGCCAGACGATTATCCAACCATCGAAGCATACGAGGCATTTAAGCATGAACATCCAAAGACTGCTAAGAATAAGCGCGCACTGGTAAAGAGTGTGGTGTACGGTTTGAACTACGGACGAGGAATCCGAGCAATTGCGGCAGAACTTGAGAAGCCGTACGAAGAGGCCGAGTATGTTGTGAACCAGTACCTTGGGGCGTACTCAGGGCTTAGAGACTGGCAGCAGAAGGTCCGACACAGTGTTGGACGGAAGGAGGAAAACTACATGCGACGGACCAAATTTGGAATGACATACAAACCTCTCTTCGTGCCTGACGCTGACTACGCCTCGACACAGAACGAAGCATTGGCCTTTGTTCCGCAGTCCACTGCGAATGACATCTGCCTCAACGCAGCAATCAAGATCAACGAACAGGTAGGGCAATACGGCGCCAAGCTGATTGGGCTTGTCCACGATGCAACCTATGTCGAATGCCCCGAAGAAACAATCGAAGAGTGTTCCAAAATGATGGAACGCGAGATGTCTAAGGCAGCGACACTCGTCTTCAACCGCGTACCCTTCGTGGCAGAAGCAGAGGTCGGCAACAATTGGGAGGAAGTATGATCGACATTCGTGCCTACGAGCAAGCCCCTTGTGTTGGAGTACCTGTTGAGCTTTTCTTCGACTCAGGGTTCTACTATCAGGTCTTAAAGGTCTGCTGCTCCCAGTGCCCGGTCAAAGAACTGTGTCTTCAAGACTGTCTTGCACTCGAAGACGTACCTGTCGATGGCAAACGTTACCGGTCAGGGGTCTTTGGTGGAACGACACCGGCTGACAGAAACAGACTGTGTGATACGAAGTATGAAATTCTGAACGATAATTGGGAGGAGAAGAATGAAAACCGTCATCGCGATTGATCCCGGGGTTAACACCGGCCTCGTTGTTGCCCGTGTCGAAGAGGAGGTAGAGATTCTGCACTTCGATCAGTTCATCTGCGCAACTCACGTGGAGACAGTGGAACTCATCGAGCGATACCTTGACCAGTACCCCGGCGCTACTGTCGTGGCTGAGCAGTTCGATCTGCGCCCGGGCAACAAGTTTAATGCTGACCTCACTCCCGTGAAGGTGAACGCTATCCTTGACTGGCTTGTCGATGACATCCACTACCAGACTCCGGCGCAAGCGAAGGGTCTCGTGAAGGATGCTGTGCTAAAAAACCTGGGATGGTGGCTTACCGGCAAGGATGTCAGCTACAAGGATGCGAATGATGTACGCGACGCATTCAGACATCTGGTGTACTACCTCGTGCACGAGATGCGCCATAAGTGGACACTCGACACCGGCTGGCCTAGATAAAGAAAACCCCCTGACTAGGAAAGGAGAACTAGTCAGGGGGTTTCTTGTACCCAATCCACCCGGCAGCATTCACACAGACAATGATGAACAACTGTCGTTGCTTAGTATAGCACACTTATCCGATCTTCGACGCCCCGATACACAGGCCGCCCCAACCGATGTTGTTAACAGGCGAACACGAGATCTTCACCTGCACTGGGACGCTACGAGGGCCAGCAGCGTAGTACGCCATTGTCGCCATACGGAATGACATCACGCCCTCGCTGTGGTTGTAGGTGTTGGTGGTTCCGACGTTGTAGAAGATGCCGTCGCCGATGGCTTGGAAGACATCGACGTTCGTGTCTTTGGAGCTGTCGTTGTTGTCCAGCGTAATGCAGTTGGAGAACAGCCACAGGCCTTGGCTGGGGATCGACACGTTGCGGGTGATGGTAGCGCTTGCACCGTGCTGAGTGTAGCGGTACCACTTCGAGAAAGCTTCGTTGTCGTTGATGTACTTAATCTCGGGAGCACCACCCCAGATCTTCTTCACGCCGGTGTTCGTCGCGAGGTACATCTCGTTGATGTCGGAGCGGTATATGAGCACGTCGTAGGAGCCGACAGAGGCCTTGTTGATAACGGCTAGCTTGTCACGCTGGTCGTTACTGTTCTTGGCAATGAGGACACGGTTCTGTTGGAGGGCTTTAATGACATCCGACACCGTGTTGAAGCCTAGATTCATGAAGGCTGGCCAGCTTTGCACGATGTCACTGTCGGAGTAGGTCCAGATTCCTTGGGGGTTGACTGGCATGTTAGTACCTCACTCCTGCGATTTGCAGGGATAGTTGTGCTGTCGAATCCCAGTTGTATACCCATTCTGGATGCACGCTGGAATTACTGATGTTCACAACCACGATACCATCCTTGTAGTGCTCGTAATCGATGACAGTGTTGTAGTTGATGTGGGCTACCATCATTGCTTGGGTTTCGTTTCCTGTCGGCTCATATGACAGGAAGCACCGCAGGTAGCGGGTGTCTTCAGTGCGGGCGCCTCGCACGCCGACGAAGACATCGACGGGGTATCGGTAGCCGCTGTAGAGTTTGAGGCTGAGAGGGATCCTCAAATAGCCGGAGATGGCTAGTTGCATGAATAGGCCGGAGTCCGCCCAGGGGATGCTGCGGTACCAGATGTCTTCGTTGACGCCGACACCTCGTCCTCGACCGGGGGAAGAGACGCCCACCTCGTCGTAGAAAGGTTTGGCGACGCCATTGGTGGCGCGGTCTGATACGAGGCTCGTGACGCTCTGCGCCGCGTTGTTGGCTGTTGAGCGGATCAGCATGAGGTCGTTTTCTACTGATGCGAGGCGTTTGTTGATGTCGTTGCCCCAGGGTTGGGAGGGGGCGGGGAGGTTGTGTTTCATAACCTTAGTATATCAGTATGACGAGAGTCACTTTCTAATAGGTTGCATTCACGCACGGGATTCATGTACTATTATTCATGTCAGAAGGAAACAACAGAAAGGAAATCCAATGACACCCAAGTACCTCGGCGTCAGCGCCTTCGCCAAGCACGTTGGCCTCACGGACAGCACCATCCAAAGCTACTTCCTCAAAGGCATGCTGCCCGCCCCCGAGATCTACTACCTCACCGGCAAGGGTGAACGCCCCGGCTGGAGCATCGACACTGTCGAGCACTGGATGAACAACCGCCCCGGCACCGGCCGCAGGTATGCTTCCATGAAACGTCACCCCAGCCACCCCTCTACGAAGGAGAACAACTGATGAACGACATCGCCATCTTTAACCACCTCGGCAACGACATCCGCGTCACCACTGACGAGCAAGGCGAACCACTCTTCGTCCTCAAGGACGTGTGTGACGCACTCGATCTCGGAAACCCCTCTATGGGAGCCAGCCGCCTAGATTCGGATGGGGTCAGTACTACTGAGGTCATCGACAATCTAGGGCGCACTCAAAAGACAAATGTCGTCACCGAGGCAGGACTCTACGAGGTCATCTTCATGTCCCGCAAGCCTGAAGCTAAGGCCTTCAAGCGTTGGGTCACCAGCGAAGTCCTCCCCTCCATCCGCAAGCACTAGTGCCCCTTTTTTATTCGCTCCCGGACACCTGGATTAAAAAGGGGGGTCGTGAAACGCTACCCCCATGTGTAAGTGAATTTTCCATGAGATTCCGCGGAACCTCACGAATGTGTCAAGCAATCTGGACACCTAGATTGCAAAGTAGGTGTCCACTACCGAACCCCTTTTTATTCACCAACCCTACAAAAGGAGAACAACAATGAACCAGACCATCACCTTTACCTACAAGAACACCAACATCCGCACTATCACCACAGAAGACGGCACACCCCTCTTCTGCGGCAAGGACGTAGCAATCACCCTCGGATACGAGAATACGAATGACGCACTGGCTCGTCACTGCAAGGGGGTCCCGTTTTTGGGAACCCCTTGAGACCCCAGGTGGAACCCAGGAAGCGCGCTTCATCACCGAAGGCGACCTCTACCGATTGATCTTCAACTCCAAACTCCCCACAGCCCAAAAATTCGAAGCATGGGTAGTCGATGAAGTCCTCCCCTCCATCCGCAAGCACGGCATGTACGCCACTCCTGCCACCATCGAAGACATGCTCGCCAACCCCGACATCATGATCAACGCACTCATGCGCCTCAAGGAAGAACGAGCAGCCCGCGCCAAGGCCGAAGCAGAAATCGAAGCCCAACGCCCTGTCGCAGCCCTCGGACGAGCCATCGAAACAGCAGAAGGAGACCTCACACCCAGCCCTTCGCCAAGATCCTGTCGAAGACTCACAAGGACATGGGACCCAACAAGTTCTGCCGATGGCTCCTCAACAACAACTTCGCATTCCGTAACGGCCAAGGCAAGATCATTCCCATGCAAGACGCCGTCAACCGAGGAATCCTCATCCTGACTGAGCGCATCGACCCTGCCGGCAAGATCAGGCCGCAGCTCCTCGTCACACCCGCTGGCCAGTCCTACTTCGCAGGCATCCTGAGCGCATAACACACAAGGAAGGGGCAACACCGGGTGTGGTGTTGCCCCTTCCTTCTTGTCTTAAGCAGACTGCGCCTCACGATGCTCAAAGCCCCTGAGTGACAACTGGCCAAGAGTAATCCCCGGCGGTGTCGGAAGATCAGCAACCCGAGGCATACCAAACAGGTACGCCAAGTCCCACACCGACGTATACGGTTCAGCAGTCACGCTCGCGCCCGACTCACCGTACTCGACAGAATCGATCTGCCATACAGCCCTGTCGAACAACGCGCACGTCCCCGCCATACGGCCAAACACCTGCGGCTTGTCCGTCACGGGCTTATTCGCAGTAAACTTCAGCAAGTCATCCATGATCTTCTTCATCGTCGTACCCTCAGGCCACTTCTCAGTAGCCTTCTCGGGTAGGGGGCTGTCGGTGAAAGCAGTCACATCAGCAGCCGTCACAGGCTCACGCTCAAAGTCATACGTAACATCCGTATACGCCTCATTCAACGGCGTCATACCAGACCACTCAAGACTCGTCTTCGTCCCCAAAGCAGACTGAGCAGCATACACACACGCCGCATACGCCTTATCCACCGTGTCGATGTACGGGCTGCTAATCTTCAACGGATCCGTCTTACGAGGATACCCCGTATAGAACGTCACAGTCTTCTCGACATAAGGATAACCCTCACCACAAATACGCAAGAAAGAGTAATCGTTCTGGCCGTCGGATTCAGCCAGTCGATACGGCGCAAGTCGCTTATTCAACATGCCCGTCACAGTAACCTTAATCTGATTCGGCTCATCCCCCACTTCGACAAACACACTGCCACCCTCAGCGTTCCACTGCGCAGGGGTAATCGGCTTATTATCCTTGCCGACAACAACGTAGTAGCTTTTACCAAACTCCTTCGGACCAGGGACCACACCTGACTTCCCAAAATACACCGAACGAGCATCACTAGGATAGTCATATGGCATCACACAAACAGGCTGCGAAGTAATACTCTTCAAGTGAACAGGAACCTCAAGAACAAATTCCTTCGTCTCGCCAGCGTCTACAGAAAGCACCTCAAGATCCTTCAAAGCCTCCAGATAAGACTTATTCAGGTCATAGTTCGGGTACAGCACAATAGTAGGTGCCGGCATATTCTTCGAATAAGGGTTAAAAACAGGCTTCCCATCAACCCAATAAGCAGCTTCGGAATTACCGCCACTAAACAGATCGTAAAGAGTAGACTCACGATACGTGCACTCAATGCTCGACACAGGCTCAGACTGCTCATACGAAATCTTATAGTCAGACGTGTAACCCTGAAGACGAGTAAGAATCGTATGATTCTTAAACACCACAACCGTGTCGTACACCCACGTGATCTGAAGATCATTAGCCGACAGCCACGACTTCAAGACAGACCACAGATTACCCTTACCGCCAGGAAAATCATAGATATGATCCATAGCGGAGGTAGGGATAGTAAAAAACCCTCCAGCGACAGAACTAGGATGGAAATTCTGCACATAAATCTTCGGCGCTTCAATGATGCCAGCAGTCCAAAAAAACTTCGCAATAATCTTTTTCAGCTCCGTATAGACCATAGGCTCAATCGTCGCCTCAATATCCAACAGATAAAAAGGATCATTCAACGTCACAGACCAGACCCAAGGCCCTGTCGTCAAAGCGCGTGCGACAGCATGAGTACGCCCAAAACGCAAGTCACTGAGCACCACATCCTTGTTCACAACAAGGGCAGGCTCAATGCCTCCAGCACCCTCCAACGAGTACTCAGAGAAGCCGCCAGACGCCTGATCGCGATCCAGTGACACACCATCCTCCTGCACAGACCAGTTCGTGAGCTGGCCAGCGGGGATACCGAAGATACGCATCACCATGAGTAGCACTCCTCCAAAGAAACCGAAGCAGAAAAATGACCACGAGCATTATTAACCGTCACAAGACGAGCAGACCCAGGAACAACCTTCATATTCCCACCACCAGCCGGATACGAGAACTCGTATTCAGACACACCAGCCAAGACCTGATCAGGATCATACGGTGTAACACGAAGACCACACCACGACAACTGACCCTCCTGGCCAGGACGCATCGTAATCTCCCACAAGCCCTCACCCATACTGAAAACCTGATTCTTCAACTTCGTAATAACCGTGCCAGGCATCCCACCATCGACACGGGAAATCAGCCACCTAAACGGTTGCTTACCGTCCTCATAGCCCGATGCAAAAAACACCCCATAATAACCCTCAGGGACAACAACACGCTCCGTATACGCGCCAACCTTGCTCAACGCCAAAGACGCCTGACGAGCATTCAGTTTACTGAACACATGATCCAACTGATTATTAACAGCAAAAGGATCAGGCTTATACACCACAGTAGGATGCTGAGACTTCTCATCAATACTATCCGACACAAACAAAGCCTGCTTCCCCCAATCGTTATACGCGAAAGGAGTACCAGCATGAACATGCAAATAAGGCAAACCCATCAACGGCGACAGCATGTTATTGAATGAGAACGGATCAGCATACGACACCCACTCATCCCCGCGATTCAAAAACAAACGACGAAACAACTCAGCCTGATCACGATTCAAGTACGACCAATTCAGCTCATACTTCCGATGCCCATACACAGAACCATTAATCGACGCAAAGCCATTCAGCAACGTTGTCGAATCACTACCGAACTGCACACTATCTGCTGTCGGCGACTCATCCGGAGCCGGAAACCATGACATAAGCTTCCCGACCGCGAAATAAACCTCACGAGTCGAACAACCCCTAGTAAACGCCACGGTTACCACTCCTCACATTATTGCTGTCAACGTTCTTACTAATAGCCCGTCCATTCAACATGACTGTCGTCGAAACAGCCCGGACAAGCTCACTAAACTGCGCTGGATTAATTGTAACAAGCCCATCACCAGCGCCAGCAGAATAACCACCACCAGACATTACCGGCACCTGCATTGTGTTAAGGGCATTCATGAAGCCCTTACCATAGAAATCGACAGCAGGCTGGCTAATTACATACTCACCACTGCGCACACTAAACAGCCCGTTGCCATTCGTAGCCAGCAGATTATCAGCCTTCGGATTAGCCGGAGGCCGACCGGGTACCAAACCACCAGAAGCAAAACCCTGAGATGGAATCAGACCACCATCAAAGAACTGGTAGCCATCCGCCCAAGGACCCGCCTTACCCCAATGGCGCTTACCAGTCAAAACCTGACTCAAATCAGGAACAACCCTCATCCGAACAGTAATCGTAGACTGCGAGGGCTGCACCGGAACCGTCACAGGGTCAGCATGAATACCGTCAATAGCGCCCTGTGTCGCACCGACAGACCCATTATCCGTCACGTTCTCATGAACATCACGAGGAACCTGACCAATAGTCCCAGTCAGGCTGTCGAACGCACCAGCCAACTCAGTCACCTCACCCTGGTTGTAGCCCAGCTGAGTCACCTGAGAGATAAACTGCTGCTTCAGAGACTGCGTATACGCCTCGATCTCCTGCGTCGAATGGCCAGCGGCAGCATACGCCTCAATCAGACCAATCATCTGAGACTGCAACGACCGCAAAGCCTCACGGTTAGCAATAGCCGCCTCCGTGTAACCCTTCAAAGCAAACTGGCCAGCCTGAAGAACTGAAATCTCCTGACTGTTCTCACCAATCTTCGTCTGAGACTCGTTGATCTTCTGCTTCGCCTCATCAATATCAGTCTGAGTAGACTGCATACGCTCCTCGTCGCCGTACTTCACAGCGACAGCATGGAAGAACTCAGCATCATGCAACTCCTGCTGGGCCCGACGCATATCCGACGCAAGCTTCTCATTCTCCTTACGAAGATTCTTGATCTTGCTCGTCGTATTCTCAACATCCTTGCGCAAAGAGTTGAGGCCCTTGTGGTAATTATCCTGAGCCGTCGTCGAACGCCACCACGACTGCAGCGCCTTGTCGAGCGCCGACTTCAACCTCGACAGGAAGTCCTCAAAAATCTCAGCAGCAGTCTTCGTCTCCTTACGGGCACGAGACGACGGTGAATGGCCGCCACCGCCACCACCAGAACGAGGCGAACGGCCACCACCACCGCCACCACCAGACGAACGCTGAGGCTTCGCACGGAAATTCGCAGCACTGAATGCGCTCTTACCAGCATTCCTGTTAGCAAACGTAGGCAGACGAACCTTCGACTTCTGGCCAAGAGTAAACGACCCCTTACCAGACAGAGACTTCGCGCCGCCAATCTGTGACATGTAGCCCTGGATCGACTGCCAAATAGCCTGGACCTTACCCAAGAAACCCTGAGCCTGACTCACAGCGTTCGCAGCATTGCCCACCATCTCATTCAACGACGCATCCGTCGCCGAATGATCCACCTCACCCGACTGATATGGCTGGGCAATAATCGCCGCCATCGTGTCACGCTGAGCCTCAAACGCGCTCATGTCGAACCCCTGGGCCGACAGGTAATCGATCGTGTCCTGAATCGACTGCTGAGCATACTGGTACGCCTCCTCACCAGTCAGACCCATCTCCTCGATGCCAGCCGCAGCAGCGTTCCCCATAGCCTGGAAGTAATCCTCAATAGCAGCAATGTTCGCCTGGCCCTCAGCAGAGTTCGGGTCCATCGACGTACCATTCTGCTGCATCGACTCATACACCTGCTGCAAAGCACTGTCGAGAGCAGCAGCCGCATCTGTCGATGAAAACATTTCATCAAGCACCGAGCGCAGAACCTCACCAAGATCCTTAAACTCGTTCTTAGCGTCGCCGATCTTGAACGACGCCTCCTCAGAGCTGTCGCCAGCCTCAGTCATCTCCTGACCAAACAGCTGAGCGTCGTTCAAGGCATCGCGCATTGCGCCTCCGACACCCTCAGTCTGACTCTTCACCTCGTTCAAGGCGCTGATCTGCCCCTCAAACTGCGAAGCAATGTCCGCACGCTTAGTCGCATAAGAAGGCGACTCAGGATCGAGCTTAGCAATCAGCTCATTCTTGCGTGCCTCAAGCTGAGCAATGTACCCATCCACGTACGCGTCAGCAGCAGCCTTACCGCCGCCCTCAGCCTCCGACGTAGTTGCCAACTTAATGTACTGCGCGTAAGAGAAGCCCATGTCAACAAGAGCCTGCTTGACATCCTTCGACATGTTCTTGAAAGAATCAGAACCCTGAATAGCGTCAGAAATCAGCGCCTGCGTGTGCTCGCCGATCTTCAGCGTCGAATAGCCGAACGCCTCAGCCTGAGCATGTGTCGTCTGAACAACCTGGCCGGACTTATCCACGTAGTAACCAAGTGCCTCACCATTCGAGGTGAGAGTCTGGCCGTTCTGCTGGATCGTAGCGTTCAGTTCAGCAAACGAAGTCTGAGCACCGGAGCCAACTTCCTTCGTGTCCTCAGCCAAAGCCTTCAGAATAGCCGACGAGCCACCGACAGCAGCCTTCAAGTTCTCAGCCTTCTCCGACGCCCCCGTAAACGAGTCACCAAGGTACGTCGCAGCAACAGACGCCGCAGTAATCGCGCCCGTAATAGCCAACCCCCACGGCCCACCAAACATAGCCATCAACCCGGAGCCAACAGCAGACAGCTTCGACAAGGCGCCGACAGCCTGGCCAGCACCTGCAGCCACCTGAGCACCTGTCGAAACAGCCGACGCTGCAGCCTGAGCCTCCTTCGCAGCAGCCGCCTTACCCGCGGCCATAGCGACAGCCGAGTCCGACGCCGCAAGACGCTGATTAGCAGCAGCCGCAGCATTAGCAGTACCCGTATTCGCAGCCAAAGCACTGTCGTATGCGACAACACCACCCTGAGCCTGCTTCACAGCCTGCCACACCACACCCCACGACAAGGTCTGCTGGCCCGTCGCCTGCATCACGCGAGACCCCATCTGCATGTACGTCGCAGACATCGACACCAGCGCTGCCTTCGTCGCCACCATACCTACGCGAGCAATACCTACAGCGGTCAAGGCACCAACGAACGCCTGAATAGGGGCAGGGAGCTTCGCAAAAGCATTCACAGCCATCGTCGCCACCGTGACAACCGCCTTCATCGGCACCATGAAACTAGAGTTCATGGCCGCGCCAGCATTCTGCAAAGCGTTCTGGAACTGCTGCAACTTCGCCGACATGGTGTCGGTGATGATCGACATCGAATCATCAATGAATGACGTATTCTTCGACGCCTTCTCAGCCTCCTCCAACTGCTCGACATACAAACCAACACTGTTCGACATACGCGACA